ACCCATTCTTGGGGGAAGATTCTCCATTATGGAATTGAAACGTATAAACCGTGTTATAAATGTAGTTTTCTGTGTGTCATCTCCAAATATTTCCATTAAATTTCGAGGTTGTTCAAAGGCCGTGCGTAAGGAATTCAGAATATCATTGAATAGATTTTTTTGAGATGTAACAACCCCTTCAATTTCTTCACTTATTTCTCGATTTTGTATTTTTTCAAAATCTGCCTGAATTCTAGAATAGTCCGAATAGGATTGAAAGAATCGTTGTATTGTATTAAGGAATTCAAGGATTTTCGGAATATCATCATCACTTTCAATATTCTTAAAAATTTCTCCAATTCCAAAACGAATCTCTCCCCCATAGATGTCTTCCTCAATATTCCCATAGAGTTCTAGAACATCCTTCTTGATTAAAGAAAGTTTTCTAATTTTCTCCGCAATTTCCGCAATACCCGTTTCAATACGTTGTATAGCATCTTGAGAGACATTAATTGTGTCTAAATTTGGTGGTGAAATCAGTGCTACAATATTATGTAAAATAGGTTTTACATCTTCAATTTTACTATTATAGTTATTTTGAATATTTATAATGTATCCATATACAGGACTTGCCTGGTCAATGTTTTCAAGAAGTGATTGAATATCCTGTGCCACACTTTTTGTAGAAAGGGTCGCGGATTTTTCAAAGATTTCAAGAAATGTATTTACAAATCCATCAAGAACAGTTTGTTTAATTGCTGGCAGTCCCTCTTGTATTTTCTGAAATACGCGTGTGTATAAATCCTTTTCTTCTGGTGAAAAAAAGTCAGGGCCAAAGTTTGATTCAATTGTATTTCCGCTCGTATTGATTTTATCTTGTTGTGTTTTTTCAATATTGTTTGTTTTATCCAAAAGTTGAAGATGTTTTAGTCCCTTTGTAAGTTCATTATATTTGTTATCAATTTCCTGAAAAGGTTGCCGAATACTATCAATAAAATCCGATATTTGTTCAAGTGTTGTGTTTGATTCCGTAATTGTATTATACCGGTTGATAATTTGCGTGAATTTATTATCAAACTCGGATTTTTGAGTATAGACCATTGCCTTTACACGAGCATTTTTCAGAGAACTATATGATTGTTGAATTTGCCGATTTTTTTCAATCATTGATACAACACGTTGGAATATTGTTACAAATGATGTCATAATTGAAATATTTTCTGGCGAAGAAATCTGTTGAATATACATTTGTGGGAAATCTCTTTTGATTTTATCATATTCTACAGGGATTTTATCCGCATATTCCACCGTTTTTTCTTTGATTTCAAGAATATCTGAAATATACCCAAGAAGTTTGTTCATTTCCGTATATACCGTATTTATGGTTGTCATATAGACCGATTGATCTTGGGGAAATTCCGCTATGACTTGGTGGAGAAGTCGTTCCAATATGGCCTTTTGTTGGCTATAATTTTCTTCAAATGTACGTAATAACGTGAAAAGGGGAGTAAGTTGCGGAACACCTTCGCGCGCCTTTGTAATATTTTCAGGGATATTCCACCGTAGAATTTCGTCCGCCTTTGTAAAGATTGTAATATAAAAATTGTAGGCAGATTCAATATCTTGTTTGGATTTATTTTCCACAAGGGACGAATTATAAAAGCCTGTATATTTTTCGACTTCAACTTCTGAAAAAAATGCTTCCGCAGGAGTTGAGAGTAATTCTTGAATTTCTGATCCAAGCACTTCGAGCATTTCACTCTTTTTTGTTTTTAAAATATCCACTTTAATTTCTTCTGTAATTTTTGTTTGAAGATCTGTTTTCTTCTTAAATACGGCAAAGGATGGATTTAAGATGGATAGAGCCTCATTTAAATCTTTTTGTAGAACATCAATACGTGTATTATACTCTTTTAGACGTTCAACAAGATCTTCGACATCCGCATCATACGTTTCAGCATCTCCTGGATTCCCATTCACACCAATCATGGCCTCAATCTGTACTTTGATTTCATATGCTTCTTCTGTAATATCATTCAACTGTGGGAGTATATCTTTTGTTTTATCGATTGCCCCCCCTGCCTGTTTTTCGAGACCCTTCTTTTCCTTTTCAATCTTCTCTACGACCATATTTACACGTGTCGCAAGATCATCGAGTTGATTTGTAGCACGAAGTAATTCTTTGGACGCAGTTTCAATATTATTCATCCGATCATATACTTCTTTGAGCGTAGGAATATCCTGAATAGCAGAATAACGTTGAATACAGTCATTGTATAATGCTTTGAAAGGGATGTTGCGTTCGTTCTCTTCACTCTTCATTTCCTCTAAATATTTCATTTGTGGAATTACACTTTCATATCGATTTTGTGCGTTTTGAGAAGATGCCATCTTATATTCTTGAATAATCGCATCAAAGGGAAAATCTGGAAACGTACCCTTTAATTTTAGACTATGTAAATAATCGATTTTCTCTTCCTTGGATACAAGAACTTTATAACTTTCTTGAATATGTTTTACTTCATCCGATGGTTTTATTTTCTGGGAAACTTTCTGGAAAAAACTGGGGTCAATCGCACGTTTTTCCTTTTCGAGTTGTGTAATATGTTCATTCACATCTTCTGAGATTCCCTTAAAATCTCGGATAATTTCAAAGGAAAAGATCTTGGAATCTTGAAACTCTTCCTCAAATTCTTGAAAACGGGTTTTACTACGTGTAATGTCTGAAATAAAATCATTCATAAGAGTTGGTACAGCAGATCCTGGTGTTTTTGCTCGTTTTTCTTGGAAAACCTTTTCGAGTTGTGAAATAAGAATTTTTCCCTCTGCCACTTTTTTCATCATCGCATCACGGTCCTTTTTAAATTGTTGGACTTCTGTGATCTTCTTCTGGATTTCCATTGTGGCAGGGATATCAGTTGCCTGTTTGATTTCCCCGCGTAAAAGTACTTGAATCGCCATAAAGGGAATCTTTTCGATGAGTTGATATAATTCCTTTTGTTTCAGAAAGAGTTTTGTTGGTTCTGGCAATTTTCCTTCTTCCGCACTTGTCCCCTTTGAAAACATTGCGCCAAACCCTTCCATGCTCAGATCAATCGTGTCTGAGACAGGAATACTTTGATATCGGATATCGGCATCAATATTACTCTTTCGAACCACGTTTGGCAAGGAGGCGCGGAGTAAATGTGTAATCACCGCCTGAACTGCCCAACAGTCTTTATGGAGTAAAATACCCGCTCCAGCTCCGGCACTACATTTTGGCGATTGGATTTGTTGAATAAATTCACGAAGGGTGGTTTCGCCAATTTGGGCCTGTAGCTTTGGACCAATGCTGTATTTCGCAAGGATTGCCTTTTCATCTGCCGTAAAATCGCCACCTGTCTGCGTGATTTTTTTGGTGTTTTCGACCTGTTCTGTTTCTTCGCTTACCTTTGTATCATAATACCCACCACCTGTTTGTACGCTTATAGGCGCATCCACCCGGGGCAAGAGAGTCGCCGTTGGATCAAAATTTGGGGGTGGTTGAGACATATGGGTATCCCTCTAAGATTTAGGAATATAATGTACAAACCCTGTAACGCAAATAAAATGCCTACCTAAGACTTTTTTTCCTCTACTCTCCAGATAATACAATGGATATCGAAGTCACACAAAACACACAAAACCATGACACACGAAAGAAACGTATTCCTTGTCGCCGAGAACTTCTTGTGATTAGTCTTCAGAAGTTCTATAATAATCAAGAGGGGATTGATGAGATTGTGAAGATTCTTTGTGGGGAAAGTCAGGTTAGTCTCCGCCTAATTGACTGGTTTGTGACCAATTATTCCAAAAAGTACAATACCCATTATGATCTGTTGGGGCAAGATTTTCTGGTGTATTTAAATTATAAGAGTCAGCTCAAGGCCTATAGTAAGAAGCTCTTTGATCCTTTTTGTCGTCGTGAGCGGATTCAGTTTCAATGTGCGAATTATAGCCCCTTTATTACCACAATTGGGCAACTCAACTTTTTCCGTTGGGCATACGAGAAGAAAATTATTCAGTACATTCAGGCAAATTACGATGCGATTGTGCGTGAAGAAAAGCAGGCGCGGTATCAGGGGACACAAAGTTCAACAGGATCAAATAGTTCCTCTGGAACGTTGGTTTCAACGGAATCCACGGCGGTGGAGTCTTTACAGACTTTAAGTTCCGCAAATTCAAATTCTTCCACACGAAGTCGCCGTCGGCGTACGGAAAAGATTGCGCCAAATAATAAAATGATTCAGCATCATAATATGGAAATTCGCCTTTCTTTTGATTAACGAAACACGGCCTTCATATCATTTAGCTTCGGTTTCATACGTTCATAGGCGTCTAATGCCGTTTCGGTAGTATATTTACTTTCATCTTGACTCATATGACGAATCTGAAAATTTCGTGCCATGAGTTTCTGATTATACTCTTTTCCACGTTCGGTCATCGGTTCCACAACGGCCCCTTGAATTTCTCGTGCGACGTTTCGTGGATCGGTTGTAATATCATATTTTTGGAAATAGGCGTTACTTTGAAGGGATGGTGCCTTTGGATCATAACGTGGGGCACGGTCAAAATTCTGTAAATAAGACCGTGTCTGGGTTGGTTTCATATCCATGTAGGTGGGCTGGGCGTGTAAATCTGGAATATAATTTCCAGGGGTTGCTGGGGCGGCATTTAAATTCTGAAAAATGCGTGCGTTTATATCATATTTTGGGTCATTTTCTTTTCGCATACGAAGGCTCATTTGGGGTGGTAATAAGGGAGGCCCGGGACTAACGGGGTAATACGACATGGCACCTTTCTAGAAAACTATAAAATAATCTGGTCTAAACCCAAACCGCAATATATACCAGAAATGAAGTCTCAAAACAAAAAGGCAAAAAAGCAGATCCCTATAAAACCAGATGGACCCATTACCTATGTAATTTATGCCCTTGAACCTCCCAAGAAAATTAATGGTCTGCTGGGTGCGATCGATTTTCATTGTATTCATCTTCTTTTAACAGACGGTCAGCAGTGTGTCCAGGAAACCGTTCCTGCGGAGTGTGATCCAGTCGAATGGTACAAGGATGTCTTGGAAAGTCAAGAAATGTATGTAAAGACAGTTTTCCCAGATCTTTCAAATCACCGTGTATGGATTGAGGTGGATACAGCGAAGACAAAGATTGAAGAATTTACCGGTTGGCGTGATACCTTCACACCTGGATCTTTAGTGTGGCGTACATTCTGGTTTCCCACAAATACAGATACAATGAAGGAGTGTCTTGGTTTTGAAGTAACCGCTACAAAACAATACATCTCAGAGAAATTAAGCCTATCCAACACATTTCACACCATTTTAGAGAAATCTGGAAATAGACCCTAAAGACCCAGTACAATGTATATATAGCAAGAATGATTCGCGGAAAAACCCAAAAGAAGACATATACTGATATTAGTGGCGCATATATTCCGCAACAAAATGATAGCCTCCTAAGCTTTCTCGATAATAACGCATCGGATGCTTATAAGCGACCATGGCATCGCCTGGAACCAGGCCTTCGTCTAAATCGCCTACGGTTATTTGCAAATAGCGAAGCGGAACGATTTCAGTGTAATGAAAATGAAAAGACAGCACTCTTTCAAGTCTTACGAAAGGCTCACGAACGAAAACAATTAAATACAAAAAATATTGTAACATATGATTTGGATCAAGAAAAGGTCCTTGAAATTAAAGGCCTTGTATTTCATCGCACAGCAGATGGAAATATGACATTTCAGATTATCGAAAAAAAGGCAGGTATGACACGGAAAAAGCGTGAAAGTACACCACCAGGGGAACCTCGAAATAATGCCTAAATACAATTGAAGATATCATGGTAGAAAAATTGACAACCTTGTGATTTCATGATGCTATTACAACGTTATCATACCATGTTTTCGGATTTGGCACAGTTCCTGTGCGATCACCCCCTTGAAAATACGGATCCACAGAGTATCCAACTTTGGAAAGAATCCTGCCTGTATTCCTGGGACCTTTTGGAACCCTTGATTGATACAGATCCAGTGGTTCGTGACCAGTGTAGTTTTACGCTTGATATTTTCCTCGACAGTGTCTATGACGCAAGTGTAAAAGTTTCAGAACATTTACGAAATCAGAAAAAGGAAAATACCGATGTTGAGGTTCGACGCCAAAAGCTAAATCATCTTCTGTCACGGCCTCAGATTGTACAGCGATCTGAGGAATGGTATGCGGATGCGACCCAGGCCCTTTCGGCATCCCAATTTGGAACCATCTTTAAGAGTCCTCGTACTCGTGGGCAACTTGTTCTAGAGAAGGCTGGCATTCATCCACGCGAAAATACTGGGCAACGCCATACCTGTATTACGGAATATATGAACCCCTTTGATTGGGGAATTCGGTTTGAACCGGTGGTGCGACAGGTCTATTGCGCCCTTACACATACTCTGGTGGGGGAATTGGGTCGTCTGCGCCATCCTACGGATAATCGTCTCAGCGCAAGTCCAGATGGGGTTGTCATTGAAGATACGGAAGGAAGTACCCAGTGCCGTCTGGGCCGTCTCGTAGAATTTAAGGCACCGGTTTCGCGAAAGATTATTCAGAAGGTACCTGAAGATTATGTATCCCAGATGCGAATCCAGATGGAGGTCGCCGAAGCGGATGCGTGTGATTATTTCGAGGTGACCTTTCGATCCAAATATGGGGCAAAGGTGATGCCTTTTCCAGAAAATCCAGAATATTATGGGAATGTATTTCTGATTGCGGATAAAGATACGGATGTCACACTGCGGTATGAATACAGCCCTTTATGTGATTATGATTGGCGACCCACACTTCTTCTCAATGAGGCCATTCTGGAAACAATTCCGTGGGCCTTGGAAACGTACTTCCTTACCACATTAGAGCGATCCCATACCTGGTTTTCCGCAGTTCAGCCCCAGATTGAGGCATTTTGGGCAGACGTGGAAAAGGCGCGTCGTGGGGAATTTGTATTGCCAGAAGCCAAGCCACGAAAACAGGTCGAAGGGAAGGAAAGTAAGAAAAAGCCTTCTGCGATTCAGTCCTTTGATTTTGTGAATGACGATAGCTCCGTGGAGAAAAGCAGTATAAAGGATGGAGGCGATATCTAAGTAATTAAGAAATCCTTATACAATGGCTTTTTTACAGGCAATGAATGCTCCTGAACAAACAAAGGTGGGTGTGAATGGGGCCCATGTATATACATCCGAGGGCGTCGAAAATGACCTTCTTGCTCTCTTTACTATGCTCAATCGCGATCTTGAAGCTTCTTGGATTGATGAACATGTCAATAAAATCCTTCAAAAACAGGACAATGCGATGCTTCGTGATCTTCTTGTCTTGGCATTTCAGACACGAGATGTCCGTGGTGGAAAGGGGGAACGTACTCTTTTTTATAATCTTCTTTCGGCAATCTACCGTACAAAGCCAACGCTGGTTCATGAGTTTGTCCATTTGATCCCCCATTATGGCTCCTGGTTTGATATGTGGGAAGTCTATAAGAAGTGCCGCGGTCTTATCTTGGTGATTCTCAAGTGTGTCAAAAAGCAATACGCAGAAGACTATCGCAATTATATGAATAAAACCTATGAGAAGATGTCTCTACTGTCCAAATGGCTTCCACGTGAGCATAGTAAAAGCTATCCAGGTCTGGCAGATACCTTTGCGAATCATTTATTTTCGGAAGTACAGAATCCTCGTGCTCGCCTCATGAAATACCGAAAACAGGTGAGTCAAATGAATAAGGCTCTTAAGACGGTTGAAATCAATATGTGTGGCGGAACATGGGCCGAAATTATCCCCAAGAATGTCCCAGGGCGCAATATGAAGCTTCATAAGCGTGCTTTCTTGAATCTTGAGAAGGGGAAAGATGCCATTCGTTTTCCAGAGAATGAGGATCGCAATGCGTGTCGTGAGCATTTCCTGGAATACATTGCTTCTCTCAAAAAGGGGACCGTAAAGGCCAAGGGGGCGAACGTTGTATTTCCCCATGAAATCGTCGAGGAATTGATGATGAAATCGATTGATGTGGATGAAAACGAAATTCTTCAAGGGCTGTGGAATTCCATCCGCGAAGAAACGATGAAACTTGGAGGATTTCGTCGGATGGTACCGATGTGCGATTTTAGTGGTTCGATGGATGGGCTTCCAAAGATGATTAGTGCGTCCCTGGGCCTTCTTCTTTCGGAGGTAAATCATCCCGCCTTCCGTGATGCGATCCTAACCTTTGATAGCAACCCTTCTTGGATGACGTTTGCGAAGGATGAGAGCCTCTATGCCAAGGTAAAGCAGATTCGCCATAGTGCGTTGGGACTAGGCATGAGTACAGATTTTCACAAGGCATGTATGGCAATTCTGAAGAAGATGGTGGATCATAAGGTACCGGTTGGGGAGGAACCCGAAGACCTTATTGTGCTGACGGATATGGGCTGGGATGATGCCTCCGATACCGCAACAAAGAATCCATATCGAGCAAGAAATGAGACACGAAAGAAGTTTATTCTGGAAGAGATTCAACAGCGTTTCCAAGAAGAAGGAGAGAAACTCTGGGGGACTGGGCAGGGGTGGAAGGTACCACGAATTATTGTATGGAACCTTCGTGCGGAGTTTAAGGATTTTCAGGCAAAGGCTACGACGCCCGGTGTTCTAACCCTTTCAGGGTGGTCTCCTGCGGTCCTGAAGGCACTTCAGACTGGAAATGTAGATACGGTCACACCCATGACAGGCCTCCGTATTTTATTGGACGATCCACGCTACGATCCAGTCCGTGAAGTGTTTGATACGGTGACAGGATACACAGCACCTAAAGAAGTTTAATCGATACCTAGAATAGGAAGTGGCCTTACACATTCCTCCGAATAACGCATAGGATTTTGGTGCGCAACAGAATTCTATATTCGTATGTTATTCAAACAGCAATTATTAAAGTATAATACGAAATTTGTGAAGTCCCTCCATGTATCCTTACAGCAATCTTTCTGGAAAACCTAATTGAAGATTTTCATGGTAGGCTTTTTCAATGAATTTGTAATTCCCACAATGTGAGTTCGAATATATCATTGTGACATTATGAAGGAGAAAAAGAAGTGTGTGACAAAGGGTGTCTCCCTTTGCGTCATAACGCATAATACTACCCCCAACCCAGGATACCGCATATAGAACCCAAGAATTCATACAGCAATTATTCGCAACTTATGTTTAAAGTTAATGAATCCGAATTCTGCCATCGCGAGATGGGTAGCACGCAAGTGTTATTTTACAAGAATGTTTCTGGTAAAATAAGACTTCTTTTTCTATATCCGAATCATAGAAATGATCAAACTTCTGCTCGGAATTTTTGCCACATTTACAGTGGCTTCTTCGCATATATACGAGGGTTATTCGCCAAACTCCTGTATCCAGTTTTCAGTTTCTTCTGGTACCGGTTGTGCCTGGATGTGTAATTACTGCGCAAATCAGCTTGGGACCAATAACTACTATTTCCCAGACAGTGTCTGTACATATCAGGCAGGGGGGTGTGTAGGAAATCCAATTGCGGGAAAAACCTATACATGCTGTTCTGTCTAAATATCAACCCAGATATGATCATACGCTCCATTGGTTTCCTTCTTTTTTAGAATATATCCAATATTATGGACCCCAGATGTTAAAATCCATTCGACCTTTTCAAAATCGTGTAAAGTGGGAAATGTATTATACTCAAATCCTGTTTTTTCTGTAAAACGATCCTTTTTCCGATCATCCACATCATTAAAAATTGTAAAGTAGTTTTCACGTTCTGGATCTGCGTTGGTAATGGTGGTTTTTTTCAAGACTCCAAAAAAGTCACAGCGATTCTGAAGTGCTTTATCCTCGACACCCCATCCCCAAAAGTCATTGGGAAATCCATTACAACGGTGAATTGTTTCGCTCTGAATCTTAATAATACCCCCCAGCGTATTACAACCAGAAGTATAAATCCCTTTTACAACGTCCTTGGGAACTTCATCCGTATATTCTTTTATAATGGCAGGTAAAGGATTTACATCCACATCGTGTGTAATAAAATAGGTCGTTTCATTCTTATACAAGGAAAATCCAATATTCAGTAATTTGCCACGATTAAAGAGTTTTCCAGGTACTTGTTCAATTACAACAAGGCGCATATTTGGAACATGTTCTTGAAGAAGAGGCAAACTATTTTTTAAAAAATATTCCAGATGTTCCTTTCGATCGCGATATGGAATTAATATCATATTTTCATACATTTGTATCTAATCTTTAGAAATCAATGTATTTTAGGCCTTGTAAAAGGTATTGACAAAATCATGATTGGGGGCTGAGCAGGATTCCGTGGTTTTCTTGGGATCCACATGGTTGGTACATTGACTGTATGAACCACCCGCCTTTGGGAGTTGTTTTTCCAGACTCATATAACACGCGTGACTACTGGGGCCTTCCATGGAACGGGGCTGGGGGAGACCACCAGGAAGTAAATCATAACTGGTGGATTTTGCGGAAGCAAACCCTTTTCCTGTATATCCGTCTTCCAATTCAAGGGCCTTTGGATCCGGAAGTTCATAGAAACGTTCCGAAGTCGCCGAGATTACATCGACAAAGCCTTCATTGCCGACGGGACCCATGGCCCAGGTGGATTCAAGGCGATCACGCGCAACCGCAATGGAGGTCTGTTTTTGATAGATCCATAAACTTGCGATAATCACAACCAGGGTAAAAACAAGTATTATATCACGCATTTGAATGCTTCTTACTAGGAATTGTCATAAAAATTGAGCGAATTGTTTCCCCATAATGCGGTACAAACACTCCACAACTTTCGGAACCATGAATAGCATGAACGTAGTCAAGCGCGATGGCCGTGTGGAAGAAGTGAGCTTTGATAAGGTGCTGGAACGCATCAAAAAGTTATCGGAAGGCCTGACGGTGAATTCGACAGGGGTCGCCCAGAAGGTTCTTGCGCAGATTTATGACGGTGTGAAGACAATGGAACTCGACGAACTCGCAAGTCAGATCGCCGCCAACTTGGCCACCCTTCACCCAGACTACGGCACCCTGGCCGCGCGTCTGATTATTAGTAATCATCAGAAGAATACAAGTGGGAGTTTTACAGAAGTTGTGACTCAATTGGCAAATCAAACCATGAAAAAGACAGGGGAAAAGGTTTCTTACATTTCAGAAGAACTTCAGGAAATTGTAAAACGCTATGGGGCGGAAATTGACGCACATATTGACTATGAGCGGGACTTTCTGTTTGACTACTTTGGTTTCAAGACTCTGGAACGTGCCTATTTGATTAAAAGCACGGAGGGAAAGATTCTGGAACGTCCGCAACATATGTGGATGCGCGTAGCCCTTGCCCTGTGGGGATCAATTGATTTACAGCGCGCTTTCCAAACCTATGATATGATGAGTCAGAAGCTCTTTACTCATGCGACTCCAACCCTCTTTAATGCCGGCACACCTCGCCAACAGCTTTCCTCGTGTTTCCTCCTAGCCATGAGTGACGACTCCATTCAAGGAATTTATAAGACTCTTGCGGATTGTGCGCAAATTAGTAAATATGCGGGTGGAATTGGCCTTCATGTTCATAACATTCGTGCCAAGGGATCCATTATTCGAGGTACAAATGGAAACGGAAATGGCCTCGCCCCGCTCCTTCGTGTCTATAACAATACCGCTCGCTATGTTGATCAGGGGGGCGGCCGGCGAAATGGGAGTTTCGCAATGTATCTTGAACCCTGGCACGCAGATGTGGAAGATTTTCTGCGCCTGAAACTTAATACGGGTGCGGAGGAGGATCGTGCGCGTGACTTATTCTATGCCATGTGGGTTCCAGATCTGTTTATGAAACGGGTGGAAGAAGATGGGACTTGGACACTCTTTTGTCCAGATGAGGCACCAGGCCTTGCGGATGTCTATGGCGAAAAGTTTGAGGAATTGTACATGAAGTATGAGGCCGAAGGGCGAGGGCGCAAAACGGTCAGTGCTCAGAAACTCTGGTTCCAGATTCTGGATACGCAGATGGAAACTGGTACACCCTATTTGCTTTATAAGGATGCTGCAAACAGTAAGAGTAATCAGAAGAATCTTGGTACAATTAAATCTTCAAACCTCTGTACAGAAATTATTCAATATACGGATAGTACCGAAACAGCCGTTTGTAATCTTGCCTCGATGGCCCTTCCCAGTTTTGTAGAAACCGACGGTACATTCAACTATGAGAAGCTTCGTCAGGCAACCCATACCGTTATTCAGAATCTGAATCGTGTGATTGATATTAACTATTATCCAGTTCCAGAAGCCAAGAAGTCAAATATGCGTCACCGACCAGTCGGTCTTGGTGTTCAGGGACTTGCCGACGTGTTTGCCCTCATGAAACTTTCCTGGGATTCTGCCGAAGCCGCTGATGTAAATTCTCGTATCTTTGAGCACATGTATTATGCCGCCGTGGAGACATCCGTGGGCCTCGCCCTGGAACAAGAACCCTATGAAACCTTTGACGGATCGCCGGCATCGCAGGGAAAACTCCAGCCAGATCTGTGGGGTATCACTCCACGTACTGAAACAGATGGTTCCCTGGACTGGAAGGGACTTCGTGCGAAGGTTCGTATTCATGGAATGCGCAATTCTCTGCTTCTTGCCCCTATGCCAACCGCTTCTACCTCCCAGATTCTCGGCTTTAATGAAGCGATTGAACCAATTACCAGCAATCTTTATACACGCCGTACCTTGGCCGGTGAATATGTAATGGTCAATAAGTATCTCCTCAAGGAACTGATGGAGATTGGGATTTGGTCTGAACACATGAAGCAGATGATCGTGGCAAATAATGGAAGTGTCCTGGGAATTCCTGGAATTCCAGAAGACATTCAGTTGCGCTATCGCACGGCCTGGGAACTCAAACAAAAGACGCTAATTGATTTGGCGGCCGATCGTGGTGCCTTTGTGTGCCAGAGTCAGAGTCTAAATCTGTTTGTGGCCGATGCGACCTATAGTAAATTGACCAGTATGCACTTTTACGGATGGCGTAAGGGTCTGAAAACCGGATGTTATTACCTTCGTACGAAGGCATCGGTGACGGCACAGAAATTTACAGTGGATCCTCGTATTCAGCAAGCCCTACAAACACCTGTTGCGACTGTAAAAGAAGAAGTTCTATTACCCGAACAAAAACGTAAAGCAGAACGTCGTGCCCTTGCCGAAAAGTTAGCACGCGAATATGAGGAGGAACAGGCAAAGGCAAATGCGGCTGCGGAAGATGGTACTGGGTGTTTAATGTGTTCTGGTTAAGTAGGGGGACGTACCGTACGCACCATGACAGATAAAAATGAAGCAAATCAGGCAATCAATCAGGCCGAGTATGTTCTGAAAAATTCATCCGATCTACCCACCCACATCTATAACGCAATGAATGCGCTGGGAAATACTTTTTTATCGTATCGAGAAAATCATGGACGCCCTGGATGGGCCGCAAATGTGAAAGATGGTGAAGGAAAAAAGGTCTGGTCCAAATCACAGGCGGAAAACTTGGAAACACTCTTTCAATCCAAACCACAATTGGGGGGAGCATTGAATCCTTCTGGATTTCGCCAAGGCATCGGATCAGATCTGATTCAAAGCCCTGGTGTATCGGATATATTGGAAAATTTCAGTTTTGATGATACATTTTATGGGGCACGTGATCATATTCGTAAATTCAATACCACGATGAAAACATTGGCACAGACACTGGGTCCCACGAGTTTTGAACAAGGACCCGATTTTCAGTTTCAGGCAGGCCCCATGCCGGCACCGATTCCAATTTCACGGCGTCTGATTTTTCCGGCGGTGAATGCGCTTCTCGAAAGTCTACGCTTGATTGTTTCATTTTCACCGTATCGCAGTGATTTTATACGCCAGGTAACAAGTATCGCCGTAGCCGTGCTGGATCTGAGTCGTGGGAATTGGCGCGAGGCGATTCTCAGTATTCTGGGTGTCTGGGGAGAAACACCTTTATTATTTGGTGTTATTGGAAAAATGTTCCTTTGGGTCTATAATCTGATTAGCCCAGAACTCCAGGATCGCCTTGAAAAAGACCTGTTTGATTCGACAAAATCAATTCTGATTGGGGGATGGTTTTACGTTTTTAGTATTGTAAGTCCAAAGTCAATTCAAGATAAGATTAATGGGCTCATTGAAAAGGCAAAACAGCCCTTGGAAAGTATTGACGCAAAATTGCGTGAGATGGAGGCGAAACTTCAGCCAGAAGCGGAAAAGTTGGGGATGAAGATTACCTTTCCCAGTGTTCCTTTAGACAAGGTCCCCAGTTTTGATGATATTCAGAACTTTCAGGCCCTATTACAACAACCAGTGTTTGCTTGTAATCCGCTGGTAGGGGAACAATTAGAAGCCCTTCGTAAGGTTCCTGCGATTCGTCTTGTCTTTGAATTATTGAGCGTTCCTTCTGGAAAAGTGTGTGAAGGCCAGCCGAAAGATATTATGGAGGCCGCCCAAAGTCTGATGAAACCAACTGTGGAACCTTTCGAAAAGGCTACAGAAAAGAAGAATGAAAAGAAGGAGGGTGGGGCAAATTCTTTTTATTACCGTACAACACCTGCCTATCCAGAAATCTGGGAATCGCGTGATTATCCCCTCGAAGCAGATGGAGTCGAGCCAGAAAAGCAGAAGGGTGGGAAGCGTAGAAAGCAGACACGGCGCCAGAAAAAGCGGAATCTGAAACGTCAGACACGAAAACATTAAATAAATTCATATTATATAACATATATATACAATGAATTAACGACGTTTATCCTCTTCAATTCCTACTCCTACAAGGCCGTGAAGGAAGACAAGAAGTTCCTTCTGGAAACCCCAGAAACAACCAGGACTGGCATCCTGGGGAATGAGACGGCTGGAAAGGTTGCTACCGTGCTGGAGGGCGACCAGAATCTGCTGTGGGGGAATTTCGACCACCTGGCTTTCACGACCCGATAAGAAGCCTTCCCCTTCGGCCATATTCACATCCGCAAACTTGCGTTCCTTCCAGAAATCACGTGTAAAGGTCAGGGTTGCTTCACTACAACGCGAGGCCAGGCCAAGATCATAGGGAGGGACGTTCATCGCACTGACCCCCTTATTTAAGTCATAGAGCGCAATGGCAGTACAAACGGCGGCCCCCTTTACACTTTTCGGATGCTTCGTCAGCCAGGCAACACGACGGCGGAAGGAAGTGGTAGGAACATGATCATCATCGTCCATCATTAGAATAATATCATTTGTGGCCGTGCTGACACCCTTATTTCGCTTTTTTCCAATACTGGTACCACTATTCACTGGGACATAGACAACCTTTCCTGGGGCAAAGGTCCGCTGGAAATTCACCACGTCATTAATGGGACTGGTCGTTGCTTCAGAATCATCCACCACAATCCATTCAATCTTCTCACGAGGATAGTCACTTAAGAGTAAATTCATACAGGCATTCTGAATAAACTTAGGGCGATTATGGGTCAGAGTGACGACACTAATGGGGGGACAATCGGCTTCCATGAGGACAGGAGGCATGTGCTTTGGCAAACTCGCCTTTCCATCCGCGTCCTTTACCATTCGTTGGAACAGGCGACGTGATCCTTCATAAAAGAAATTCCACATATGATTCCAGTCGGCATGGGTTTCTTTACGGCACACGGTCAAATCCGTCGCACGGAACTTTCCAATTGCCTCCTCAAACATCTGGATAAATTCAAGATCTGAAATGGAATCCCAGGCAATAAAGTCTGCGTAGGGCTTCTTCATATCTTCTTTACACCATTCTGTATTGATCCACGCAACATGATCATATTCAGAATACATTTCCTTGTAGGTTTCAATATTATTCAGAATGCGGAATGCTCCATGGGTAACCGCTTCCGCTGCCGTGTAACCAAACCCTTCGTAACTGCTCATACAAATATGGCCTGGGTAAAAGGCGGCCAGGCGCTGACGTGTTTTCGCATCGAGGTCCTGTTGAATTACCTTCACCCCAGAAATATCAACACCGTTATCACCGTTATCACGCATACACTTCAGTTTCTGGGTAGTATAGACGGTAAGGGGGCCCCAGGAAGGTCGCCACAAGGGAACAATCCGTTCTGCCGCTTCAATCTTATGTTTCGATCCCCCACAAAACCAGACAAACCCATCCGAGTGATTTACGCTCGCGGGTTCCTTACCCTTATATTGTTCGCATGCCCAGGGAAGGACAATCGAATTTTCCTCCGTACAAATCCCCTTTACAACAAATCGCCGTTTTGCGGCGGCTGTCTTAAATACCCAGAGGTCAATATCCCCCTTATAACAATTCCAGTCTTTCATCCACCATTCTGGATTCACAACCATCACATGTGTCTTGGCCCAACCAAACCACGAGGCCACAGGAACTTCGAGATGGATACAGACATCGGACTTCATAGGGTATTCGCGCATATCCATGGTACGGACTTTCTGAATTTGGCGATTTTCTTCACTCCAGAGTTTCGCAAAGGCACTCGAAAGAAGTTCCGCATCCTTCGCAAGGCCAAACTGGTTGCTTTTGTTATAGACAACGGTAATTTCAAGGGGAAGTTGTTTGGGAGTTTTCGTCATGATTCTCTGGGTATATCAGAAAAGATTTGTTTAGGTGTTCTATGTAGGGGAGAGATCCATGACCTCCAATGAAATCCGAGATACACCGTTTGCCACATGGCGTGATCCAGATGCCTGGATGGAATCGATGCGTGGGCCTCGTTGGAAAGCAGTGCTACGGCAAGAAACATCCTATTCGCAAAAATATATCCAATCGCATGCTGTAAAGAAACGCTTGGGGAGTTTTCGAGCGTATTATGAAAAAGCGGCAGATCGAGATACCCATCTACGTTTTACGGCGGCCAATGGTCAGGTCGAAATTATTCTATTGAATCGTTTTTTCTTACAATGGCGTTTTACCAATTCATCCCAGTGGTGCATGTGCCGAGACATTGCGGTGTCTGAATCTGGGGATGTCTGGAATACGCATGATATTGGAAGTGGCGCAGAAACCTTTCAACTTTCCTATTTCCCCAAAGATTCCACCAAACCTGTCTGGAAAAAGGCTCCAGTAGGACCCGATGTAGTTATGAAAGATGGTCTATGTTATTATTTGGGGGTGGAAAACCAGTTATGGTATAATAAACTCTATGTCTGCGACGCAAAGACTGGAAAAGAGAATCAAGTCCTATTTGAAAATAAGAATCCCCAAATCAATATGGCGCTACATAAATTTGCCAACAAACGTTTCTTAATGAGTCTCGAAGATAGTCAAGATTTTGTGTATTACAGCGTTCAAGGGAAAACCTTACAAAAAGGCGTAAAGGAATTCATCAGTGAATGCCAGATTTCAGATCCCATTGATTCTGAAGGGCCAAATTTTGTGATTACAAAACATCATGGAGAAAAAACACTGTGGAAATGTCATAAGAAACCCCAAAAGCTTTTATATATTCACGCAGGGGAAATCATTCCAAATCCGTGGGCGCTTTGGGAAGGTCTCCACATGATTGATATGTGGGTCTTAAAACCTGATAGTGGCGCATCCTATTACGTATTTGATGGAGTCCATTTTCAGACAATCATTCCGCCCTCCCCAACAGGTCTTATATGTGACCGATATAGCTCAAAAAGTAAGGACGGTACAAAGGTCCATTATCTTGTATGCCATAAAGAAAATCGTATTCCAAAACACCTTATGGTGATTGGCTATGGGGCATACGGTATGACAACCGGTATTGGAAATGTATATTTACGATGGGCACCGCTTCTTGAAAATGGGTGGGCGATTGTGACAACCTTTTTGCGTGGGGGAGGCGATTATGATGAAGCCTGGGCGAAAGCGGGTCGCCTGGAGGGTCGTGAAAAAACGATTGATGACTTTGTGGCGTGTATTCAAGATATTCAAAAGCGCCTGCGTATCTCCGCAAAAGATACCATCATTCATGGGCGGTCCGCAGGAGGTCTTTTGGTGGGAGGGACGTTACAGCGCTATCCCCATGGGGAACTTATGAAGGGGGCTTACACGGAAGTCCCCTATGTGGATGAATTGCGAACCACAACAAATCCAGAATTGCCCTTAACTCAGTTGGAGTATAATGAATTTGGAAACCCGGCTCGATCGATCCAAGAGTTTTTGAGTGTTGGATCTTTATCGCCAGCCGATGCGGCCACTGAAATTCGTCCAAAAAATATTTTTGTGTTGAATCGAACTGCGGAACATGACAGTGAAGTCTTTGCTTATGAATCGGTCAAGTGGATTCGTCGTCTGCGTGCGCATCAAGGTGTATCCGATGCCCCCAAAATGCTTGTCTTTGAGGCGGGTCAGGGGCATTTTACTCCACCCGATCAAGCGATTCAACAACACACATTGGATGCTGCGCTCTTAGACGCCTGGGTCGAGGGGGAACTACAATAAATGAACGCGCGCGTAAAAAAAATGCCATCATAAGGTATAAGAATCAGAATGGCCTATACTCGTCGTAACCGCAAAGCTAGTCGCAAGGATCGTAAGGGAAGTCGTAAGTCCCGTCGCAATAACATGGCCGCCATGCGTAAGGGTCGCAAGGCCAGTCGCAAGGACCGCAAGAGTCGCAAGGCCAGCCGTCGTAACAACATGGTTGCCATGCGCAAGTCTCGCAAGGCCAGTCGCAAGTCTCGCAAGAGTCGTCGTGCCAACCGTCGTTAAATAGAATCGATTATAGAACATAAAAAATATTTTCATATAATCAACCTATTCTTCATCTTCTACAAAGTCATAGTCTTCGATGCGTGTCTTCTTTTTCCCACCCCCACTCCGTTTCCCCTGATTTGGCGCCACGCGATCAGGAAACATGGCCACCAGTTCTGGAAGGAGTTTTCGACAATACAGGCGCCGATGTTCCGTCAAAAGGCCGTAATCTTTGATTGCCTGTCGATGTTTTGCGGTACCGTACCCCTTACAAGAAGCCAAATCGTATTTTTCTGCCAACTCCGCATGTTCCGCACACCAGTCCGTGACCCAGGTATCGTGGGAGACTTTTGCCAAGATACTTGCTGCCGCCACGGAAATATACTTTGCGTCCCCATCAATCACGGTAATACAGGTTTCATGATTCCCTACCGTGGGAAAGGAAAGAGTCCCATCGACAATGTATCGCCGTACCGTCTTGTCATCTAGTTTCATATCCTCCACCGCGCGTCGAAAGACGGTCTGATTGGCCCAGGAAGCCCCATAGCGGTCAATATCATCCGCTTGTACAACTCCAATACCAAAGGCGACCGCCTGTTCTTTTATTTTTCCATAAAGCATTGTGCGCTTTTTGGCACTTACCTTCTTACTATCACGAATACTCTTTACAGTTTCCCGATGAGCATCTGTCCAATCAGCCTCATTTGGCCAGATCACGGCGGCAGCCATAAGGGGTCCCCACAAAGGCCCACGGCCGGCTTCATCAATACCCACTTCAATCACAGAATCTTCAATATGACGAGACGAAAGGATTGACATTGTAGCCACGTTGTTTGATATTTTCCTATGGATACAAAGTGTCAATTTTTCAAACCCCTTGTTAGAGTGGCATCGCTACGATGAATCAGAAATTATTTACCATTCTAGTTGTACTTTTATGTGCCATACTCCTCAATTATTATTTTCTCCGTGAAGCATTTACCGATAGTGGAGAAATTAAGGATAAAGGGATCGCAAAACTTGTGAGTGGCTTTACGGAAGATATCCCAACCACCATGGGTACAAAGATCGTTGATTCACGTGATTCTACAAAAAAAAGTGAGGAAAAGAAGGAAGAAAAAGGTTCTTCTTTTGTAACACAGGAATCTCTTGACTCTCAACTCGCCCTTCAGCAAAAACTCTTTGAAGCCACGACACAGAAAATGATGAAGGATGAGACATTAGCTCGCCGAGCCACCGAAGATGTAAAAGAGGAAAAGCCTCTTGGATCTTTTGCCTCAGATCCAAAAACATTAAATCCAAAGAAGTCTCTGGAACAAGGATCTACATTCCAGTCCTTAACAAAGGACCCCAAGGTGGTCTGCCCCCATATTGATCCAAGCAAGTACATCCGTCGTGATCAGATTCCCTGCTGGAACTGTAATTTAATGCCTGGTAATTAAAAATCTAGATATGATTGTATTATGATAGATACTGATAAATATTATAATACAAAAAAGATATAATCTAGTAGTAGTAGAACACTTCTCATGAATAAATCGGCTATTTTTTTCATAGTGTTCCTGGTGATCATTGTGGTAGTCGCCTTTGATTTCTTCCCGAAGAGTGTAAAAGGTGTCCAAGAAAAGTTACCGGTGGAGGGCTTTCAAGCAAAAGGGGGTGATTTTAAGGACAATACCTTTGAACTCGCGAAGATACCATCTGCTTCCTATGGAAATCTGAGTGAAGGGGTCCCAAAGCCGGCCAAGGAACCTTCTGAGGGACCGGCAAGTCTGGCCAATATTCGTATGACGATTGATGACCTGAAGGCCTTTTTTGGGTTTGAAGCCACCAATTTCGCAGAACAGAATGATCCAGCCACGACCCTCCCTCTCCAAACGGCTCGATCTGATTTAGCAGAACTTCAGAGTGTGGCCGTTGTGATGGAGCGAAATCCCGGCCTCCCAAGTCGCATTACAAATAAGAAATTGTCTGGAATTCGTGCCAATCTTCAGTACTTGCGCAAGCAAGCTCGTGCTCTCAGTAATCAGGGTATCGAAGGATTTTCTGATGCTGGCGCCTTCTCGCAATTTTCCATGAATTATGCCCCAGTTTCTTCTTTCTTAGACTATGATGAAGAAGACCCAGAAGGATATGGTGACTATGATACGGACAGTGATGATGAAGGGTTTGAAGATTATGAAGATCCCTATAGTCTGGAAAATATAAATGCCTGGGCAAAGTCGATTGAAGGTTTTCAAAATGCCAATGCCACAAAGGCCGATTTTGAAGAAGTTCGTGATCAGGCCAAGGCAAATGTTGAGTTTTTGATTGCAAAGACGCCTTATACAGAAGATATGTTAAAACGTATCTTTACAAGTAAAGATATTTATGATGAAATGGTTTCTGGAATTCGTCAAACAACTTTACCAGTTGTAACATTACAGACAATCCGAGAAATAAAGACAACACTTGCCTTAATTAAGGATTTAGATCGAGCCCCGTGCCAAGGTTGCCGAAATTTACCAGAAAATCTTAAAGCGGAGGAATATATCCCACAATTAAAAACGGATCTTGGAATTGTAGAAACAACTACAAAGCGTGGAAAGAAAGCAAAGACAAAGACCGCAAAGCCAAAGAAGGCGAAAAAGGTCAAAGTGAAGAAACCGAAGAAGCCAAAGAAGGGGAAGAAAGGTGCTGCAGCTGCGGCGGAGGTATGTGCCAAGGCTACCCAGGCAGAACTCGAAGACTTTCAGACAAAACTTATTGCCGAAATTGCTCGCCTCAGTGCCTCTGGTACAACGGATACGCTGATTACTGCGCGAGTCAATACATTTAATAAGATTAAGACCGAAATTGAAACCATTATTACCGGCCTCAAAGCAAAAACAACCAGTCCTGAGGATGTCCCATTAACTTCTTGTGATATTCGAGACTCTCTCAAGATCTTTGGGGACAACAATGCTGCAATTCCAGGATTCTTAACCAGCCTAGGACTTCCACCTGCGGCGGCCAGTTTATTCCCAGGTGGTCTCTCTTCTACGGAAACTGGTGTTGTCAATAAAATCGGTAATGTCTTTGGAAGATACATGGATACTCTCACCAAGGGTACCAGTTGGACCCTCAATCTTGGCCTCCAATATGACAGCGAACGTTCGCAGGAAATGTTAAATTCATATGTAAAAGGACTGGAAGGTGTTGGAAAGCGCCCCATTAACATTAATATTCAAAATCCCCAACAATCATCTTATACAGGAACTTCACAGGATCCCGCAAGTGCATCCGAATACGCCCCTGCGAATCTGAGTGGATCTTCTACGGCCTTAGCGTCCGGCCTTCCAGGATTTAAGAATGGACGCCCAGTCTTCCCTACCCCTAAAACTGGCGATTTTGACTGGAAGCAACGTTCCAGTTTTATTTGTGAACAGATTCGTATGCGAGGAATGAATCCAGATGACTTTGGATGTAGCGCAGCGGTACAAAAGGAGAATGACCCCAAGTTTTCCTACCGAGGTTATACGGCAATGATTTGTAGTCGTTTAGAAAGTACAATGGATCCCGGTCTCCCCGTAAGTGTTGGATGCCCGCCAGCATCTTGGCCAGGATGGAAAACATAAAAGATTCATAAATAGTAGTAGGAGCTTACCATGGCTACAATGTCAAATATAGTAATTCCAGGCCTCACCCTTTTATTTGGGATTTTGATTGGTATGATCATGAGTCGTTCATTTTTATCGAGTGAAGGATTCCAGGACGCATCCTGTAATAGTTGTGGGCGTTCGAATCCATGCGGATGCCCCAGCCCTCGCCCACGTTGCCCCCCATGCCCATCATGCCCAGAACCAGATCTGAGTAAGTATGTCTTAAAATCGACGGTACCCCCATGCCCTCCTATGCCAGATCTGAGTAAGTACATGCTCAAGACGGAATGCCCCCCAGTCCCAGACTTAAGTAAGTATGTTTTACGATCTTCCATTCCTAAGCCACAGCCGGTTGTCCTGGATTGCAGCAAGTGTAAGAAGCCTTCTGGAGATTGCCCCCCATGCCCACGCCCACGTTGCCCAGAAATCAAGTGCCCAGCCCCCACGGTCTGCCCACCTCCTGCCCCCTGCCCTCGTCAGACATGCCCACCCACCGTGGTTAAGTGTAAGGCCGAGGATGCTCCGGTACAACAAGTGCGCCCATACTTATCCCCTCTTGATGTGGGTACCTTTGGCATGTAAGAAAAAATATAGAATACAGAAATTTATAATAGAATCACGGTATGATATTATAAATCTCTTCAAAAAATAGGATGGATACACGTTATTGGGGTCCGTCAGGCTGGAAGCTTTTACACTTAATTGCCGCCGCAAAGAGACCTGTAAAATCCTTTTGGCAAGTTCTCCCATATGTTCTCCCATGTAAGTTTTGTCGTGCGAGTCTCACAACCTATTATGAAGCCCTTCCAATTCCAAATGATCCGAAAGAATATCCACGTTGGCTCTGGAAAATCCATAATCAGGTCAATGATAAATTACGAAATCAGGGTCAATCAATCCCACCCGACCCATCCTTTGAATCGGTGGATCAACGTTACAATGAACTTTTAGCACAAGATTGTACAAAAACATTTTTTGACGCATGGAACTTCTTATTTTGTATTGCGGACAATCATCCTGGAAGTAGCCCCTCGGTTCCTATGCCAGACATTCCAGAAAAAGGTATTCAGAGAATGTCTGATTCTGAAAAAAACAAGTATAACGTATTGCCGGTTTCGATTCGTAAGCAGAAACTCCGTATTTTCTGGAAAACGTTGGGGGATGCTTTGCCCTATGTTGAATGGCGAGACAGTTGGAAAAAACACGCCGGTCCGATTGGATATGCGGTACAGGGGCGCAAGGGGGCCTTATCATGGCTCTGGAAAATTCGAAAAGGAATGGAAAAAGACCTACAGATTATGGACCGTTCTGATTTTCAAGGATTGTGTAAAGCAGTCGCGCAACATCGCAGTGGATGCGCAAAAAGCACACGCGCCCGCACATGTCGTCGTAAGAACATACAAACAGGCACGCAGACACGCAAAAATCGTCATTAAGAATTTCGAGAGGAGATACAGGAGATGACCCTTGATCTCACAAATTTTCAAAAAGCATTACTCTTTTTCTTAATTCTGGCATGCCTTCATTATCTCTATATTGTATTTGAGAATCGTGTATTAAAAGTGGCGTTTGATGCGGATATATCCGAAGGGTTTGAAAATGGTGATCAGGCCATGAATGAGTCTGAAACACGTCAGGACGTCATTACCATCTATGACAAGTTTTACGCAAAGATTTATAACCTTCTCACGCAGAATCAGGGACGAACCTTTGGAAAAGTCGCCTTATCTATGAATTCCTGGAAGAAGACATCAAATCCAGATGTTTCCAAATGGAGTGTCTTGGACGCAGGATGTGGAACAGGTCAAGCCTGTCAGGCATTTGCGAAGATGGGCGTTGGATCCGTGGTGGGGGTTGATATCAGTGCGCCGATGTTGGAACAAGCACAGTCAGATCTGGAAAAATCAGAAGTATTAGACGCAGAACAAAAAAAGCTCATCCATTTTCGAAATGACAATCTTATGAATCCATCTGCTTGTTCTGCTGGAGAATTTAGTCATATTGTCGTCTATTATTTTACCATCTACTATTTACAAGACATGGAGACGTTTTTCCGAAATTGTAATATGTGGTCATTACCAAATGGAAAACTGGCGGTGGAAGTGGTCAATAAGTATAAGTTTGACCCCATTTTAGAACCGGCCAATCCCTTGGTGGGATTTAGTCTTCAAAAATATTTTGAAAAACGTGTAACCCAGAGTAAGATTAGCTTTAATACCTTTGATTATACTGGCGAATTTAATTTACATGACCCCAAGGCGGAATTCCGTGAAACCTTTTATTTCAAGGATAAGACAATAACACCACGTCGCCAGGTTCATCAATTTACGATGCCAAATATTCAGGATATCATAAAAAATGCGTCCTTAGCCGGTTGGAAATATACTGGATTTATTGATTTAATGCCGGCCGATTTTGAGTATGGTTATTTAGTCTTGTTTTCCAAGGAACGTTAGAGCATCGCGTAGTTATTTGTCCAGTCACGTGCGGTGGCAATAAATCCACTGCGATCCTGAATATACTGGCGTGCGATATCTGGTACAAGGGGATCATTTGGGTTTGGGTCATCTAAGAGAGAACAGATACTAAGAAGGACCTTATTGATGGTCAAGGCAGGGGACCATTGATTTTTGAGAATATCAAGGCAAATAGCTCCTGTACTACTAATATTCGGATGATAAATACGTGTTAAGAAGGTGACCTTAGGGGGTTTGAAGGGATAATCGGTGGGAAAGTAGATTTCGAGATGAAACATTCCACCGCTGTAGGGGCTATCCGCTGGACCAAGGATCACGGCATCCCACAGAAAGACATTATCTCCACGAAGCCCCGCACTACAGTTTTCAGGGGCGTCCTTCTTAAAATCTTCCAACTCCTTTTGGATACGACGAATGGACGTCATTTTCAATACCTGGTAGTACATAAAATTGGTGCTTAAATAGTTTCAATTTTTTGTATAATAAGTAGGAAATGGGGTTCTTTGTCCATTTTATCATTTCCTGTATATTGTTTGGAAATACACTTTCGCAAAATCTCATACAGGAGGTGGATGAATTATTCTTTGAAAATATTGATCAAGAACACATATTATTTGATCAAGTCTTAGATGTTGGAAATGAACTGTATGATATTGAAGAAGGACGGCAATTGATTATAGGGAATGTTATGGAATGTTATAGAAGGTTAGAATCACAAAATATAACGGATATTGTTCAACAACGTCAGTTATGTGGCGGAGGAGGTTATTATGCTCCATACTACGCACCATATTATGCCCCCTATTATGCGTATTATGAGCCATATTATGCGTATTATGCCCCACCACCGTATTACGCGCCCTATTACGCCCCACCACCGTATTACGCCCCATATTACGCTCCATACTACGCACCGTATTACGCTCCATATTATGCCCCACCACCGTACTATGCGCCACCCCCTGCTGCCTATTGTGGGGATGGACTCTGTAATAATGGAGAAACTTGTAATACATGTATATCGGATTGCCCTGGTACAAATTGTAATTATTGTTATAACCAGAATTACCAGGTTGCCGCATGGTTGGAATGTTCGTCCGAATGTGGTAATTATCAATCTTGGATTCCATCGCGTGGTTCGTTTTGTTGTTGTGCCGAACAAGATTTCGCAAACCCTCCAACAAGATATTTCCCCTTATATTGGACCGAATGTTCGTGTGATGTATTACCCTTTTGCGGAGATGGCACATGTAATGGAGGGGAAGGATGTGGGGATTGTCCAGTGGATTGTGGGGCATGTCCTTCACAAACAAGTACCGCTACCTATACAATTACCCAGACAGGGACTAGTACGGCCACATATACTGTTACGGAGACATCCTCGAGTACAATGACAGGAACTATGACATCCACTGGAACGATGACAGGGACATCTACGCAGACAGGGACTCAAACATCTACGATGACAAGGACGAGTACAGCTACGCAGACAGGTACAATGACATCCACTGGGACGATGACATCCACGAGTACCATGACAGGCACTATGACAAGTACAAGTACCATGACATCCACACAGACAATGACCAGTACAAGTACATCGACTGGTACAATGACAAGTACAAGCACAAAAACAGGGACAATGACAAGTACAAGTACAATGACAGGGACCAGTACATCCACCAGTACATCCACCAGTACAAGTACCTCCACAAGCAGTAGTTCGGCGACCTTTTCATCCTTGGCAACCAGCACATCGAGTGTTTCCAAAACATCCTCTGCGACAACCACCCTTACAAATAGCGCAAGTAAAAGTGGGTCCGCGACTAGATCCACCACGTCGAGCAGTTCTCCATCTATGAGTGGATCCGCCACAACTTCTGGGACAACCACTTCGTCAAATACACAGAGTGGGACAACGAGTTCTTCTGGAACAAGTTCAAATACCGTCTCTGGAAGTCAAACAACTACAGTTTCTTCCACAGGAACAACCACACCCTCATCCACAATCACGACATCCGGAACAAATATAGCATCTCCTTCGAGTACAGGTTCCATAAGTGTTACAAGTACATCAACCCCTTCTGTATCATCCACTGTAACAACAAGTGTTTCTTCCACACCTTCAATATCAATGAGTCCAAGTGCGAGTTGTACCGCTTCAAATTCTGGAACGGTATCATCAACCCAAACATCCTCATCAACTGAATCAAACACACCAAGTAGCACATCCAGTGTTTCAGGAAGTGCGTCTGTTTCTGTAACTTCTACACAATCCCCAACATCATCTTCTACAATTACAACAACAATCAGTTCAAGTACCTCATCAAGTCCAAGTAGAACATCAAGTGTCTCATCTACAGGATCAGCCTCAATTTCTTCTACAACATCCCCCTCATCTTCTGCCACAAAGAGTAGTTCAATTACATCCTCCCCAAGTGGATCTACCAGTTCATCCGCAAGTTCATCTATTACAACATCACCGTCATTGTCTCCATCCAGCACAGGAAGTCCTACAGCCTCTACATCCCCATCTCAATCTGGATCCAGTACAGGAAGTGTTTCTGCCTCCGCAAGTGGTTCAAATTCCGCATCGATAACTTCCTCAGGATCTCCCACAAGTTCTCCCACAAGTTCCTCAACAATCTCTCCTTCTTCAAGTGTATCCGAAAGTGGGAGTGGCACAGTTACATCTTCATCCTCTTCAACAGCATCCATCTCATCAACTGGATCAAGTAGTTCATCGGTAAGTGTTTCACCGTCGGCTACAATTTCAGGATCCTCCTCACCGTCTGTTTCGAGCACGCCCTCCAGTTCCGCATCACCGTCAGATTCTGGGTCACCAAGTTCAACGGCAACCCATACCGCAAGTAATACTCCGACCCCTACACCGTCACACACACCATCTTCTTCACAGACTCCCTATCAAGAATATTATGGTGCCCTTGCGGAAAGTGGTATCTTGCCAGATCCACAAAAAGATCAAGAATCCCTTGGGTATGTTGGCGCAGTAGTGGGGCTTTTGGGCGGACTTGTTGTAACAGGTGTAACTATAAAATATATGCGAAAAAAGAAGGTCCCTTCCATGGAAAAGAAGCGTACATCCAGCATTGAATCACATCGCAGTAGTACCGATATAACCCCAGAAATTTCATCTCAAGAATCAAAGGTCCATCAAAATCCCCTTGTGTCATCACGAATACTAATTCAATCCAGCGAAATAACACGAATTACCCATCAGCCCATGAAATCACAGCAACGAACCCTTCGAAAATCGATTACCCTGGAACACCCAGCCCCCATACTTGCCCATATTCAACAATTGAATCAATCCGTCTATAAAAAGAACCCCTTTCAACAGCGCCAAATTCGTGCGGAAATAAAAACATTTGAATCTGTGTAGGGGATGAACATTGTAAGTGATCCATCACGTCTTCTGAATATCTTTGAGCCCGGCCTATTACGAGGGGCCGCGCGCCTTCCTTTTGCTCCCCATAAAGAATATTTTTTTGTTCAACATCCGGTACAAGAATGGCGTGTCTATATGCGCGCTGCCTGTTTTATTCACGTACGGAATCCAGATGGGAGTTATGATCCAGAAAAGTTTATTGTCGTGAAAAAAACGGGATCAAAGTCCCATCATAACGCATGGGAGCCACCCAAGGGACAAATGGAAGGAAAGGATGCAAAGCCAGAAGGGGAAGAATTACTTGCCCTTATGACGCAAAATATACGTCGTGAAATTCAAGAAGAATCAAAGATTGAAAATCTGGAAAAGATTGTCTATACTGGCCTTGTAATACAAAGTCAGGAAAAGGATTATCCTTCCAACCACTATTTTCAATACCATATTTTCCAAGCAGTTGTTTCGGAAGAAGAAGTGAATAAGGCATTTGGGAAATTTGCGTGGTATAAGGAACATCCGGCAGCGTTTGCGCAGCTTCGTGCGGATAAGCGTGAAAAGGATGATATTGCCTTTTTCTCACCATCGAAGACACATCTTATGGGGCGTTGGTCTCCTTCCATTGTGGCGTTATATTTACACCACACAAAAAAAGGGAGTATCCAGTTTGTATCCTAAATATAATCAATCTTTTGACCAATCACCTTCACATGGATGCTACTTAATTGTTTTAAGGCATCCGTGCGATAATCAAATGTACATTCGTGTGCTTCGGCGGCACGATGGCTTCCGCAAAACTTGATACCACATTTACAAGTAATTGCCGTGAGGCCCAGTTTTGTTTTACATCCGTTGTACAGGCATCGGGTTTTGGGTTTTGGAGCACTTCCTTCGGCAATCGCTACCGTACGACTCGCGGTGGGACTACAGTCAAACCCAGATTCTGCGTAGGGGGGAATCACAACACGTAGAGTATCCATGGTATTACCTTTACACGGTAATTTTTTTCGGTCAATTTTACCAAAGTCGGCTTTAAGAAATTGTACAACTCATAATTAATGGCCAACGCACATTTTTTTGAAGATGCTCCTTGTTTTGGCTGGTGGCAATATATACAGGATTCCATACTCTCGACCCCACGGTCACCACATCTTCTGCCGAATTCTGAGAAGATGCCACAAAAATTAATACGATCCCCCTGTGGGACATTTCCAAGTCGTATGAAGCCAGAAAAGAGTCATGAATACACGCAATTTTTAGAGCGACATTTTTATCCAGAATCACACACACATAGTCTCCAACTTCCAGAAAAACATGTGTCGGCATATTTATCGAGCCAGCATTGGATTGGGGCAGAAGTACGCGATACGCGTGGGACTCTGGTTGGTCTCGCCGTAAGTAAATCGATGGGAAATGAGTCGACCTTAAAAGCCCCCATTGGAATGATTGATTATTTATGTGTTCATCCTTCGTGGCGGAAAAAGGGGGTTACAAATGTCTTATTACGTGCAGTCTATACATTTTCTTCCCAACAAAGCCCTCCACGTTCTATTCAGTTCTTTCAAAAAGAAGGGCTTCCTGCGACAATCCCCCCCATTTCTATAACACGCTATTATACGCGTTCCCCACGGAAATATACATCGCAGGTTCCAATTGAGCGAATCCCCTTTGAAAAATATTCAGTAATTCTGCCCTATATTCAGAATACAATGAAGGACCATGCTATAAAATTCTGCCCTCCCACATGGCCGATCAAAACCTCTGAAATACAGATTTATGAAACAAAAACAGGGGCCGGTATTTTATTGCATCCAACGTATGAAATCAATAAAACAACAAATCGGCCATGTGCTACAATTCTAGGATGGTATGTTCGAGTCCCAAATATACTCCCTATGCTTTCGTATGAACTTGAAGGACTTCTGGATTCCATTCCAGGCGTTGGACATTATTATGCCCCATCCTTTTATCCTCGATTGGACTGTATGGGTTGGATCTATGCAGGAATTATTTCGACCCACGCATTTCACTATGATCCAGGAAATCCGAAGCCGAGTCATATTATAAGTCTCTGTACCGCATAATTAAACACCCAGAGATCCATTTGCCTTGGCAATCTCCGCGGCCACCTTGTAGATCTTTTCACAATTTTCGTAATAGCTCACAAGGAGTTTTCGTGCTTCTGTGCTTACCTTTTCAAGTTGCCCCACGCCACCCACTAATAATCCTGGGTGGAGAGAGACGATAGTTCCACCGCCAGGGGCCTTTACAAATTTTACTAAGAAACGTCCTAAGAAGTCCATCACCTTCTTTGTATGATTGAGTTGAAAGGCAAAGAGTTGATTCACACCAGATACAATTTGTTGGATCGCCTTTGGATCTTTAATTTGGAGGGTTTTTCCAACAAAGGTGGAATCTTGACAATATTTATTTACGATTCCCACACTGGATAATGGACTGTCGGTGGAAACAGTTGCCCCAGGACGGCCAAACCAGGTCATCATGGACTGAACAAAATCCTTGTGGGCATTCGGATCGCCAATTTGAACTTCGGATTTAATAACACCAGTGGCGGGATCCGGTTTGATGACCTTCTTATTGTAGAAGAGTTGATCCACCGCAAAAAGAGGCCGATAGGTATCAAGGGATTTTCCTGGAATGGGGGTTGAACCAGGCATGGTATCAAAGGATGTTTTACAGATTCCACTTTGAAGGACTTTTGGCATGCTTGTTAGTACGTTGGCATCAATTAATTGAAGGGCACGCGCCACACAAAAGGCCACTGGTTTTCCACGAATTCCGCTCAGAATATCGCGTAAATATCCAGATTGTAGGGAGGATAAGGATCCTACGTCGGAACGTGTTGGAATATATCCTGGCTGGCCACGGACACCGACTTGTCCAGGATATCCAGCCGGTTGAGGATACACTTTCTGTCCAGGCTGTTTCGCAATGGCGGCAAGCTGTTTCTCACTTCCCATGGCAACCGTCATTTTAATTTGTTCAAGAATATTCAAATCTTCTGGATTCTTTTTATATTGATAGGTAAGTTCCATAATATCATGAATGGATCGTTCAACATCTTGATTTTTCGCAATATCATATAAGGTAGAAGGCTCAACTTTTTGGTATGGAATTGTGAATACATAATTATAGTTTGATATTGCCTTTGTTTGTTGGGTGGCTCGATCATAGGAACTAAAGGTTTTTAAGGTGAGAAGGCCAGGAGCGCGAAGGCTAATATCAGCACGAATATCAATATCTCGATGACGATAATGAATCTTTGAATATTTGCTTGGACTATATAAAAACATCATGGTTTGGGGATAGGCTTTAAAGGGGTAAAATGCCCCCTGAATTGGGGCCGTTAAATACCCATTTTCATAGAATACTGTAAAGGCATTTTTCTTTCCCACGACTTGACTAGGACGTTGTGGTCCAGCGCTATATGGATTATAGTAGGGTTGTTGAACTCCAAGTCCATAGGGATCATAGGGAGGACGTTCTCCGCCGGCCAAGACAACTCCACGCGCCCCAATGGTTCCTAGGGGTTGGCCTTTCGCATCCACTTGGGCCTGGTAGGCGGCGGCCACGTGACCGGCCCCAGGACTATCGACCACCGTCAAAGCAAGGGCTCCAAAGATTTGGAAAATTCGAATGTAGAAATATGAAACTTCCAGGCAGTTACGACGGAAGTTTTCATCTTGGGTATCCTTTTTTGTGAGTGTATCTGCTTTCTGAAAAAGTAAGACACCACTGCGATCCTTGGTGGGAACAATCTTGAGCTCGGAAAAAATACGGTGGAGGGCATTTGCCATGACAAAGACATATTTATTACAGGCGGCCGGATTACTCAGTTCAAGGAGTTCTTCAGGGGTTAGGGTGTCCAGAAAACGTTTAAATAATTTTTGAATAATATCACGACTGGACTCTGTACCTTTTAATAATCTATCGCGTGTGATTCCTTTCGGAGTACCGAGGGACTGTCCCATCTTCCTAACCATCGGTTGTAAAAAAAGTAACATGAAACAAGATAATTATGTGAGAACTTGTTGAAGGCGACGCAGGCACTTTTGGAGAGTTGCTTGACTCACATTACAGACACTTGCAATCTTTTCAAAGGGAATTTCTCCAGGCTTCCATTTTTCACAGACAAATCCAACAATCCCTGCTGCAAGGCTTGGGGGAGTATTTTCAGGACTGATGGCAGATCCTTCCGCGATTTGCGCATAATGAAGAGCATCCGCCACCATACTTTGATATTCAGAACGTGTAATAGGGAGTTTTGAAAGAGGAAGTTCTACATAGTCCGCAGCTCGGGTGCTTGTAAGATTACTGGGATTCCAATCTTCTGTAATAAGGCCCTTCTGCATTGCCTGCGCAAGGACTTCTTGAAAGAATTTGAAGGCTTTTGTAAAGGTTTCATGTTTGAGACTAAAGATATCACCAATTTCTTGGGGGCGTCGTGGGCTTCCAGCACGTTTAAGGGCTGTATACACACAGGATGCCAAGAGACTATCGCGTGAAAGGCCACGGCGATCACAGAGTCCATTGAGTTTTACATAGAGTTCTTTTGCGTCATCAATCACACTGGTAGAAAGGCCGTGATTATTGGCAGCAAGATGAAGACGATCAAAGGCACCAAGAAGAGCACGTTCTTTATAGGGCAGATTATTCCATTTTTGGTATTGAATAATCCGATTCATGGCACGATTATGGCTGGGTAAGATAATGGTACAAAGGGAGGATTGGGGTAAGCGCGGATCAAGGGGGGCGCCAATACGACAGGGATCTCCACTGCTTCGATCTTCATGGCCAAAGAACCGATATTCTGGGGAAACATCAATGGGTCGTGAAAGGACGGTTCCACATTTTGTACAGGTGAGCATATCTTCCAAGAGAAGGTCATCTTCCGTTCCTCCACATACTTGACAACTCAGAAACTTGGTTGTTCCAGCACCGACTTTTTCATATTTTTCCGTGGAGAAATACTGGTCGAGAAGAGAATCTTCAAGTGACGTATTGTCTTTTGTTTCATTTCGTATCTCATGGCCCACATCAAGTGGGAGATTAAAGAAATCTTGATCCATAGTATTTAGATATACCAATCCAAACACCATGAATACATCAATTTTACAGGAAGACTGTCAGCTACCTTTTGTAGCAACCCTAGCAAATCGAAATGCGATTCCAGATTTACAGATTCTTTTATCGACCCTTGAACTTTGGAACGAAAAACTTCCAGTTGTATTCCTGTATTGCGATGAAGCCGTAGATGAGGCAATTACGCTTCAGAAAATTACGTATTCTGGAAAAATTATTCGAAATATTATTCTTGAGAAATATGGTCATATACAGAGAAATATTATGGAAAAAACTCCTGGAAAACGTTTTTCAACCTTGTGGATGGACTTTATGACGGAAAAGATTCAACTCTTAGAATGGGTATTTTCAACCTGTAAGAATCCAAAAGGGGTCTTTCTTGTAGATTCGGATATTTGTTTTACGGCCCCCCTTCCAGAAATTCCGACCAACAAGAAGGTTGCCCTATCCCCTCATTATATCAAACCAGGAGATACAGATAAATATGGGTATTATAATGGAGGTTTTGTTTGGACATCTGATGTAAAGATGCCTGGATATTGGATGGAAGCCTGTAAGACGGCACGATATTTTGAGCAGTCGGCCCTAGAAGAGATTCCAAAACAATATCAACCTGAAGAATTCTATGAATTTCCCATTCAGGTGAATTATGGCTGGTGGCGCATGTTTCAGGCCGTAAAAAATCCGATTGAAGTCTTGCGTACCTGGTCCTATGACCGTATTGATCGATCGCATGCCGGCCTTACGGTAGAAGGAAAGCCGATTGTGTGTATTCATACGCATTTTCATGAAAAATATGATCAAACGACAAAGGATTTTAATCAACTCTTTCTTCAGCGCCTTGCTCTATGCGTACGGAATCCAAAAAGTGCGAAACTTGCTTATATTCTTACAACCAAGTAGGACATTTCTATGAACGGCGCATGTCACGCCTTTGGATGGGTATTTTTATGCGGACTTGTTGAAATATTTACCCTGACACTCCTTCGCATGGGAGGCCTGCGGAATATTATAAGTGCGTCTCTATTGTTTGCGCTTGGGGTAGTTCCACTTCTTACCCAAGCACTCAAATATGAAGGCATTGGGATTGTAAATTTCATGTGGAATGTGATGACCACCGTAGCCATGTTTGCGATTGGAATTTATATGTTCAAAGAAAAGGTCCAGAATCTCCAGCTTGTGGGGGCAGGTATCTCTCTTGTAGGTCTTGCGTTAATATTATTAGCCCCGGAAGAATAGGGGATACAACTATGTTAGATCCGTCTGAAATGGGATTAAATACGACCGATCCAGTCTTGCCAACAGGGTCGGTAGATGATCGTACCTTCCAGGCTCCAAAGTATGATTTTAGTGACGCATTGCCCACGCCGGCCCAGCTTGGGGTGCGACGTGACAACAGTTTGGGAAGTGTGATGCAGGCAGTCCGTGGATCCGCATATTACCTGGATATGATTGGGTTTGGACAACCCATGTTTCCTGGGATGACCGGTGGAATGGGGCAATTTCCAATGGGAATTAATTATTTTGTCCCAACACCTCTTACATGTAGTAATGGGGCGCAAATGTGGGAATACATTGAGGGAATTCCAAAGGGAGATGCTTTTGGGGCACGTGTGGGCCAGGCATTGAATGAAATGGGGTTTCCAGCATTAAAGGGCCTTGCTCCAGGAATCTTAGAAGATTCGAAGGCTGCCCTGAATCCAACCGGCATGGTACGTGCTGCGGTGGGAAATATTTACCCCAAATGTAGACTCTCTGGAAAAGTTCGCGTGGGAGATGCGAAGAATGATGCGTCGATGATTCAGGGGGCAAAAGATTTTGTACGTGGGGTACCCACACAAGAAAAATGGGTGTTGGACAGTTATATTGATCAGGCGGTCTATGATAAGACACCAAAAACACACAATATGGATGGAACACCAAAGAAACAGGGGTTTTGTACGGAGGATAAAGCAAGTCTTGCTACCGCAGTTCTTCTTGGGCTCGCGGCCTTCTATGTGCGAACACGTAAGTGATCGTACATACTTATTTCTGTTTTTTCGGATGACAAAAGGGACATATCATGGGGACAAAGTACGGTTGCCCATAGGCAATACGCAGACACTTTATGGTACAGGCAGGATGATACCATGCCTTTCCGCAACCGCAAAAGGGGACAAGGTGATACTCAAGTTCGCAAAAGGGGCCTCGACCGCATAAAAGACAGGGATCCTCTTCGCTATATTCTTCAAGAATGGATCCATTCACAAATGTAACAGACTGATCTTCCAATTGTTCAATGGATTCTGTATCATCTTCATTTTCACAATCACTTTCACTTTCAGAATTATATCCAGAATCGCTGTACGAAGCAGATTCGGATGTTATGATCTCTTCCTGAATTTCATTTTCCATAGGATGTATATACTATATATCGTATGGAAACTTCAAAATATTACTTTAAGCAAGTGTCTGATAGGCATAGACGGCAAAGGCCGCCGCTAGAATCTGCACAAAGGCGTAGGCGAGGAATTCACCAAAGGCAATTGATCCACGCGCAAACATCGCGTAGGCCACCGCAGGATTGACCATACCACCAGAAATACCGCCGATCAGTAAAATTACGATGGCAAGGATCCCACCAATAATAAAGGCATTACCACCACTCATAAGGATACTTACAAGAAAGAAGAAGGTTCCGAGAAACTCGGCAACATATTTTAGGGCCATGCTCACCATTCTTATTTTCTACTAGAGTGTTTCTTTTTTCGGGAAGTGTTTTTTCGGAGCCGACGTTTTGTGAGTCGTCTGCCACCCCCTAAACCAAATGCTTCTTTCAGTTCATTTTCCATGGATTTGGGTTTGGGCGTATTGTTATAATTCGCAGCCAGGTTTGCGAAGGAACGTCCTAGAGCCTTTTTTGGCGTATTGGATCGCGTAAGTCCAGCAGAACTCGAGCGAGCTCGATTTGCCGACTGTGTCTGATTTCCATAGGAGCGTTGTAATTCACGCATTCGACGTTCGATCATTTCATTTGCCCTTTCATGTGCCATCGGTGGTGTCACAAGGGGGTCATACCATTGTTTCATATTGACCGCGGTAGAACGTGTATTTGGCCGTTTATGTTTTTGAATGGAAGCATCTTCGATCTGAAAGAGTGACTGTAGGGCTTTTTGATAATCTTTCCATGTTACATTCGCAAGTTGTTCTGGAGTTTCGCCTGTGAGTGTAAATAAAACCTGTAAGTCTGCTTTTATATATCCTTCCGTGCTTTCATTTTTATAGACACCATATAATCGTGCGATATAATCCGCATCAAACACGTAATCACTTCCTGATTCGGATCCGTCTGGCCGTTCAACAACCTTTTTCAGAAGGCCAGATGTAAGGAGAGACAAACGAAGGCTTGTAAGGAGGTTCCCTTTGCTCGCGGGGCCAAAATATGGGACCACCTGGATGTACTTTGAGCCGAGTCTGTTCATAAGATCTCGATGGGTATTCAAGTCATCATAAAAAAAGGTTTGACCGAGGACTGGGCTTGGGCATTTACCGTCCAAAAAGGCCTTTGTCAGAATTGACCACTTCTTTTCAAGTGTATTGATTTGTCCAGACGTATTTTGGCGGATATAGTGTGTGCGATGAATTAAATTACAAAAAGATTTTGGGGATTCAAGCCAACTATCAATCACAATTGCACAAAATCGCAGGATATTATACTCGCTGTTATTCGAATACATGACCATTCCTTTGAGAATTCCAGAATCGCGGAGTGGCTTTAATTTTTCCGTAAAAAAATTGTAAAGGCCGGGTCGGAAGAGACCTATTTGGTTCGCTGGGGTTATTTCATTTTGCGCAATCATTTGTGTCAAGGCTTGAAAGGTACGCTGTCCAGGTTCATAGGCGCCGTCGCGTAACATGAGAAGTTCAAAAATCGGAAACAAATACTGAAAGTTTCCGAGGGTCTCATCCACGTCAAATCCGAGCCATACACTGTCCATTTATGACTCGTCGTCTTCTTCTTGGATCACAGATAAACTATCCTCGAGGTCATAGTCGGCCTCCTCATCCTCATTACTTGTACCGGTTTGTCGCATCTTTTCCGCAACCTGTGTTTCGGTAATCATACGACTGCTGATACACATACTCTCCAGTTCCTGGAGGAACAGCTTACTCGCATAGGGAATCTGGACATTACTAAAGTTGGTCGTATTCTGACATCCCTTACAGAGCCAGATACCCTGTTCTGGATTCACAATGCCCAGTAGCCCACAGTCATTACACACCCACGCATCAAAGCCGTCACTACACTCGACAAACCGTTCCTTGGTGAATTCGGCGACACCGTGTGACGCCACGCAATCACGCTCCATCTCACCAAAGCGCAGACCACCTTCACGCGCACGGCCTTCGGCCGGCTGACGAGTCAGCATCACGAGCGGACCACTCGCACGGCTGTGTAGCTTATCCGCACTACAATGGCGCAGACGCTGATAGAAACACGGTCCCATAAAGATCTTTGTTTCCATTTGACGTCCGTTGTGGCCGTTGTAGAGGATTTCGTTACTGTACGGTTCAATTCCATATCCATCACGGAGCATTTCCGCAATCCAATCCACCGTCACACTGTTAAAGGGACTGCCGTCACCCAGTGCCCCATATTCACACCCAAGGCGCCCCAACAGGGTTTCCATCAGTTGCGCAATGGTCATTCGTGAAGGAATTGCGTGAGGATTGATGATGATGTCTGGGACAATACCGTTGGCCGTCTGGGGCATGTCTTCTGTGTTGATGATGAGGCCACAAGTACCCTTCTGACCGTGACGAGAGGAATTACCGGTCCATACACATCGACCATTGCGACGTACCATAAATACTTCGCTTGGCACACGAAGACAATACACCTTCCCAGTAAAGTCATCGACATATTCTTCTTGCCCATTCTGTGTATTACAATGACCATGATTGAGGGTTGGGCGAGTACGAGTTCGTCGAATTCCAATATCCCATGAATCTGTCGTGCTTTTAATAACACGACCGTCCTTCATTGTAGTTTCATGGCCTGCTTCATACCGTTTCGTGTAATATGCGGTATAGCCGGCATGCTGGCACAGACGCTGAATATCATCACGAAGCTTTACAGAAGAAGTAAAGTAATGGAGGGAAGTATTTGTTTCGTGACCATCTCCAAGACATAGACCTTCCAGCAAGATTTTTGCCTGGCGAGCGCTTAGATCCCAAACCCAAGATGGAAGGGACTTATTGGTTGCGCCAACACTTAGGCTATCAAAGTATGGTGTGAGAGACTTTTCATTAATATAGAATTTCTTTGTCTTCTCATTAAAGTGATGGGCAAAACCGAGCGTTTTACAAGAATTGAAGAGAACATTTTGTACGCGTGGTTTATTTGCGGCAAATTCAATACGACAGATATAATCCTTTTCCTTAATATATGTCCATCCTTCAGCCATCCAAACACCAAAGAGTCGTAGGAACGCATCTGCGTATTCATTTACAAAATGGTAATCTTCAATATCAATTGCCATTTCCTTGTTATTGACAGGGCCATCTGACTGAAATCGCACACGTTTGCCAATCATATCTTTTGCTTCCACAAGTTCATAGGAGGGACTATCACGTTTCTGGATCCACATACGATGATTGAGGGTTGTTTTGAGACTTACCCCCTGAGTTTCAACATTGTACATTTGACCAGTGTGATCAAATACCAGGGTTTCAATAGGATGTACATATACCATTTGACCCGTTTCGCGATCCAGTTGCGCAACAAGATCATCAACTGTTACATCTGCGATAGGAACCCAACCACGATTTTTGGTAAGGACGTCGTGGTCATCGGTCAAACAGAACTTATCGCCTATCTCAGGCATACGGTCTTGACGCATCCGAATCTTGACAAACGAATAGCCTTCACCGTTGCGGTTCTTGAAGATCTTATCAACGTAACCAAATTCATTGTTACGGAGCATACGAGACACATCACGGTACTTTTTGATACCCACAGGGACGTCTTTTCCAGTCGGCATCTTGAGGGGTACCACTTTCCCAATCAAGATATCATCGCAATCCACAAAGCTGTTTTCAGGCACAAAGCCGTCCGCCGCAAGTTTGTTATAGTTTGCGTGGCGCATCTGTTTGGTTTCCCCCTGATCTGGCTTACAGAAGCGTTCTTCTTCATTGGAAGACTGGTTCTTCTTTTCCTCATCCTTATACGTACGGTAGAAGATACTACGGAAAATCCCACGATCCAGGGCACCACGATTGATCATAATACTATCTTCCTGATTGTACCCACCGTAGGTCATAATCGCCACTACAATATTCTGCCCACTCATCATCTGATTTCCACCATAGAACTTGCTCATGTAGGGATTCACAAGGGGGACGTTGGGATAGCAAAGGACGTGTGCCATGGCGTCAAATCGCTCGCGGTAGTTGTAGGCGTAAATCCCCATCGCCTGTTTCCCCATGGCTGACTGGTAGGCATTACGAGGGGACTGGTTGTGGTCAGGAAAGGGAATGTTACTTGCCAGAGTTCCAAGAAAGACGGATGGGTGAATTTCGCAGTGGGTGGTTTCCTTTTGCGTAAGACAGTCCTGGTAGGTCATGGCAATCAGGCTCGTATCGGTTTCACCAGGATCCACGTATTCAATCAGATTGTGGCCTTGTGGCGATTCCCACATGAGCATCTGATCCCAGGAAATGACTTCTGAAACCTGTTTGCGCAGTTCTCCGCTCGCATCCCCAAGGATTTCACGAACGGCCGCGCCGTTATAGACAGGACGGAGGAAACGACCGGCCTCGGTACTGATCCAGAGTTCCTTGTAGGAGGGCTTCCAGACAATACTGGTGTGAATGTGAAGAGACCCTCCACGCTTGGCCTTGCGAAGTTTTTCGACGGCCGCCTTACTGTTTTCAGGCGCAAACATGCCGAGCCACACACCATTCACAAAGACACGCGTCCCCTTATGAAGCATTTCAATATCACAATCCTTGACCGAAATCATGAGACCGTGATGTTTAATGAATTCCAGGACGATCGCAGGATTGCTGTAGATACTGACCAGACTGGTACTCGCCATGTTTTTTACGACACCAACACTGTGACCTTCTGGAGTTTCCGCAGGGCACACGAAGCCAATTTGGGTATTGTGGAGCTTACGTGGCTGGATGAGCTTCCCAGTCTTTTCAATAGGCGTAGCACAACGGCGCAAATGGGAAATACTACTCAGGAAATTGAGACGATTGAGTACCTGGGAGACACCAATCTTGGTCGGTCCTCCAAGTTTTGCGGAACCAAAGTTGCCGGTCGCCAGGGAAGAACGCAGGCCCACATCAATAATGGTGGATTTGATGATCTTATAGATATTGGTCACATTCACAATATCTTCAAAGGCTCCACTCGCCTTCCAGGAACCGTTATGAATTTCCTTGGCCAGACTGCTACGAATGTCCTTTACCATTTTACTGCTAAAGTAGGTGCGAAACAGGTTGGCAAGAAGGAAACCAGGAAGATCCACACGTTTATTGGGGAAACCATCACGATCATCGTTGGGAATACGGCCAGAGCTGACCCACAGGAGTTTGCGAGTCATATGGGCAAGGAGGCACGCCTTTTCGTAATTCATATCCTCGCCACCCACGTGAGGGAAGAGCTCATCATTCAAGATGTCCTTCACGGCCAGCTGTTTCTGATTTTTCATGGCCCAGGTGTTCATGTGATGACTCAAGTAAATCAGGGCTTCTTCCTTATTTCGTACCACGGAACCTTCCTGAATACTTTCATCAAAGATTGCGTCAAATGCCGAATCCCCATCTGGACCAAGAATGAGATCCACAATATCCTTATCGGTTTCGACACCCAGGGCGCGGAAGAGAATAAAGAGGGGGAATTCCGCCTTGATACGTGGGATATTGGCACGAAGCAGATGGATCAGGGGATTCTTGGGGTGATACACCAGTTTCACGGTGTTACTCTTGGGCACCTGTTCATTCGTTGGTCCAATTGCCTTGATTTCAATGACTTCGATTTCCTTGTTAATGTTTCGGTTGTTACGGAATACAAAGGGACGATTTTCACTCATACGTTCTTGACTGATAATGACACGTTCTCCACCCTGGATGATAAAGTAACCGCCAGGATCCTGCGCACATTCCCCAAGCATGGACGGATGGACGTAACGCTGATCCTGGAGAAGGCAATACTTGCTTCCCACCATGACTGGAATCTTCCCCAGATGGACGTTGGGAAAGGTACGTTGCTTCGTGTTACGAATTCCGTTCTGGGTATTGTCAATGAAGGTGGTGGTGACTTTGACATCGACGTAGAGAGGGGCCGCGTAGGTCAGATTTCGAAGGCGCGCATCATTTGGCAACATGGGCTGTACAGAGCCGTTATTTTCAAAGATAGTTGGCTTACGAATCGTCACGTTTTCAAATTCCATGGTGACTTCAAACCCATGATTGACACGTTTTTCGATGGGTTCCAACACTCCCTGTTCTTGTCCCATAAGGGCATTCGCAGCACTCGTGGAAAGGCCGGTGGCCGAAGCAAGGGCCGATCGAGGACCGGCAAGAGGAATTTCAGGACTTCCAAAGACCACAATGGGACTGCTTTGGTGAATGATGGCTGGGACCTGAACTTCCAGAAAGTCATTGAAACTTTCGACCTGATGGGCGATAATTTGACGGCCCTCGGACTGGCGAAAGAAGAGTTCAAGCGTGTGTTTATAATCCATGGTACCTTATACTTTTTTAAAAGTGATAAAAGTATTCAATTTTTACAATATATAGTGTTTGAAACTTTAAGCCACTTCTTTTTCTCAAAGAAGAATAGGTTGTGAGTACAATGAGTGACATCAAGGAGGTAAAGCTAACGGGTGGAGCATTAAAGCAGGTTCAGGCTCGTCGTGGAGGCGGTCGCACGCGAAAGATGCGTGGGGGAGAGGCACCGGTTGGTTATGGAGATGATATTGCGCAGGCTTCTGCGATCAAGGCCGCATCTCTTACATCGACCGCCCTAAAAAGTTTTGGACCCGATGCGATCCAAAAAGGTGGAAATGGCCCCCAGGATATGGCGAATGCTACATCTGTGGCCGCAAATGCCCTCAAGAATTTCGGCCCAGAGGCCATTCAGAAGACATCGCCACAGATGGGGGGAACTGGGGCAGGAATCAGTACAGCCATTTCATCAACAACCGCTCCCGGTAACGCATCTTCTGTTGTTCCTTATAACGGTACAACACCAAGCACACAAGCCCCTGCTGTGATTGCAGGAGGAAGTCATGTTCGTCTTGCCCCTCCCAAGCAACGTACCAAGATTACTCTCAAGGCCCCCAAGAAACACGCCATGAAGGCTCATAAGGACGCCTCCACAAAGAAGATTCGCAAGATTGCCCTGCGTACGCGTGGTGTAACCTCTCGTCTGGCCAAGGCAAAGCGTGCCTCCCATGATGCCCAAAAGGCCCCCATTAGTCTGATTAAAACCCGTCTCGAAAAGTACGGTGTGATTAAGAAGGGAAGTAAGGCACCAGAACCCATGCTTCGTACCATGTACGCCGATCTCTTAATTACCAAGAAGGGATTATAAGAACCACTTAAAAAATCATAACAGTATCTTTATAAGAAACGATATCACATTGCTTATAAAGATAAATTGAAAAAATGCCATTTAATACGGCCATTCACAAACAGTATCAAGAAATCTATGAGAACTATACACAAAAGTATGGTCCAAAGGTCTGTGTGTGTATGTGCGTGGGACGTTTTTATGAGTTTTACGCAACGCAGAAGAAGGAAACCCAACAGTGTGATAATAATGTGAAGGAACTTGTGGAGTTTCTGGGAATTCAGTGTGCGACGTACCCAGACGAGAAATTGGGGGATTGTGTAGGCCTTGTGGCAGGATTTCCAGATTATACGTTGGACAAGTGGGCCGGCAAGCTTACGCAGGCAGGGTGGCATGTGGTTGTGGTGGATCAGAATCCGCAGACTTCCTCAACCGGAAAAATTCAGCGCAATGTCTCACGTGTTTTGAGTCCAGGGACGCATGTCGAATGCGCAGAAACCAATGCGTCATTTTATTTGGCGAGTGTGTATTTTGATGCGAGTCATGCGGATACTTCTCCCCCAAAGTTTGGCGTGGTTGCCCTGGATTTGACGGATGGGGAAACAATGTTATATGAGGGGCAGGCAATGGGAAGTGGAAATACGTGGCATGCGGATGATCTGCGACATTTTTTCCAGATGTATCCTCCGCGTGAAGTTGTCTATGTCTGGCGTGGCCCTCATATGTATCAACCAGATGAAGAGATATTGCGTAGAAACCTCTATTTGCCCACGTGCCCCATCTATGATGTCTCGGAACAATCTGAAATCCAAGATTCCCTCCAGCGTGCCGAGTTTTTGCGTCGTTGTTTTACACCCAAGACATCAATGCCGATTTATACATGGCTTCATATTACGGAAAAACCATGTACGGAACGTGCCCTTACCTTTTGTATGCGTTTTGTGGAAGATCATGTATCCAATCTTCTAGGATCCTTACAAGCACCGAAGGTCTGGCACCCAGAAGCCTCCTTGCGAATTGTGAATAATGCCCTACAGCAGTTAAATATTCTTCAAACGGATACAAATAAGATTTGTGTGGAGACATTATTTCTTTCTCCCTATACGGCCTTTGGAAAACGAGCCTTTCAGACATATTTATGTACGCCGATTGCGGATGTAGAGGAACTTCAGGGACGTCAATCCAAGATTCGATGGTTTTTATCTGAAAGTCCAAAACTACAACAAGATATTCAGTCCTGTCTGCGTCTGATTTATGATCTACCGCGAATCCATCGTAAGATTGTGCGTGGATCGATTGGGGCAAATGATATCTATCAATGTTGGCAGTCCTATATGGCAATTCAGCAATTGCTTGGATTTCTGGATTTTCCAGATTCCCCCTATCAGACAAATAAAATTCAGACGCAGATTGAAATATGTCTCCAAGTCCTTCAATCAGAATTTGATCTGACCAATCTGACCCAGGCAATGGAATCTCCAGAAATGTACAGTTTTCTAGATTCAGAAAAATATCCGACATCCAAGGAATCTGAGAAATCCTGTCTTCAGGTAATTCAAGCGTCGCAGGAATGGCTGGAGGAGCTGTATAAAGATTGTAAGAAACAGGTCGCAGGGGTATCTCCCAATTTCTCCGAAAGTATTTATTTTAAGACAACGGAAAAGAACCGTTTTCACCTCTATACAACAAATTCCTCGTGTAAGATTCTGGAAGCGCTTCACGGAAAAAAGCAGACACGCTGGGCAAAATTTGGAATCAAGCAATTGAAATCCGGTTCGACGTTATCGCACCCAGAGTTGGATGAATTTCAGGAGCGGTTTGACGTTGCCTCCTCGCAACTTCAGCGAAATATTCAGAAAGAAATGAAAGAAGCGTGTATTGTCTATGCGTCTGAAACACAAGAACTTTGGAATTCAATTCAGGATTTTGTAACGCAGATTGACCTTTGTGTGTCCTTTGCCAAGACATCCGAAAAGTATGGATGGATACCGCCAACCTATGTATCCTCCAACGTTGGAAGTGTGGAGATTCAGAATCTGCGCCATCCTTTAATTGAATATCAGAAAACACGATCTGCGCTTGTTACCCATAATGTATCTCTGGGAAAAGCAGACAGCCATGGTTGGCTCCTGTATGGGATGAACGCATCTGGGAAAAGTAGTCTGATGAAGGCGGTGGGGATTGCGGTGATTTTGGCGCAGGTGGGTTGTTATGTACCGGCCACGTCCATGACGATATCGCCCTTTCAGAAAATTGCCACGCGTATTTTGAATCAGGACAATTTATGGGCAGGCCTATCCTCCTTTGCGGTGGAAATGTCAGAATTGCGAGATATTTTCCAGGTGGCGGATGCGAAGACCTTGGTCCTTGGGGATGAGCTTTGTTCTGGAACGGAATCGGTGAGTGCGACGTCGATTGTGGCAGCAGGGATTCAGTGGCTTCATCAGAAGGGCGCGCGGTATGTCTTGGCGACCCATTTACATGATTTGATGAAGTTGCCAGGAGTAACCCAGTGTGCCGGCCTGAAAGTGTGGCATCTTCATGTGGAATATGACCGCGTCCGAGATCTGTTGGTATATCATCGAAATCTGAAGCCAGGTCCTGGAAATACATTATATGGCCTTGAGGTGGCGCGAGCTTTACATTTGCCGCAGGATATGATCGCATTGGCCCAGCAGTATCGCACGACGCTTCTTGGATCCACTACTCTGGAGGAAGCGCCGCAGTCGGCGTGGAATCGGTCAATTGTTCGAAAGGAATGTGAAATCTGTCATTGTGAGATTACAAAGGATCTTGAAGTCCATCATATTCAGGAGCGTCATAACGCAACCCAAAATCGTCGAAATCAGGATGGAACAGGTCTTCACGATGTCCGAAATTTGGTTGTCTTATGTGAAGCGTGTCATGACGCCCATCACGCAGGTCAGATTCAGATTCAGCCGATGGTGGATACGAGTATTGGCACAATACGCCCTGATACTTCGAGTTCTGAATCTTCTTCCTCCGATTCTTCGGTAGCACCAGAATTGAAATCATTGGAAAAGTATCGTTATGTAAAAAAGGAACAATTTACAGAAGAAGAAATGGGGAAAATTGAAGGGGTTCTAAAAAAGCATAAGGGTCTTCATGCGAAACTCTTACTTTTCCAGATTCAAAAGCAGTATCCTGAAATTAAAATAACATTATCTCAATTACAGTCAATTATAAAAAAGTAAACCCTTTCTAACGACGATTCCCATTACCATAATAGGCATTCTGCATAGCGGCTCGACGAGCTTCTTCTGCGGCACGAGCACGATCCATGGCGGCCCGTTCTTCTTGTTCATCCTTGAGGCGCTTATATTCATGATATACGTCAGGCGCCTTGTGTTCTAAAACACCAAGAAGCATTTTGAGATCCGCCTTGGTGCTTTCAAGGTCACGCTGAGTATTACGAAGTTGGATACCAATTGGGTTGGATCCGTTCTGATATCCCATACCATTTAAGACAGAAGTCATATTTCTCTAACCGCAACTCGGAAAGAAAAGCATTGTAAAAAAGCGCACCCGTCAAAAAATGATAAAATTGACTACTTTAAGTGTAAATGATAACGGTATAGTAGGATTCGAATGATTATTCCAGTACGTTGTTTTACATGTGGAAAAGTCTTGGCAGACAAATGGCTCGAATATGAAAAGCGAGTAAAGGAATATCGTCTAGCAATGGAGCGTGATGGAACACGAAAGCCAGATCAGACACTGTATCTTGACGGTTCTCCTATACAGACATCTGTCCCGACCCCAGAAAGAAGAGCAATGGATGAACTTCAATTATCACGTTATTGTTGTCGTAAAATCTTTCTAACTCACCGAAATATCATGGATAAAATTTAATTACCGGTAAAAAGTAGTAAGAAGAACAGATGGAGTTTTTTATTCCAGGAATTGCTGCATTAATTTTTGCAAGTATTATTGCGTTCTTTGTAGTTCCAAAAATGGGGACTCCAGTCATTCTTGTAATTAGTCTTGTACTACTTGCGTATGGTTTTAAGAGTCATATGGATTTATTTGATTCCGAATATCGTTATAGTACTTGGCAAGATCAATTAAAGAAAATGGGTCCCTATGCCCTTGTAGGTGTAATGTTATTCTTTGCCCTATTATATGTCGGATTCTTATATGTTTCAGGAGATAGTTCTGTAACTTCCCCGACGAATGTTTCCATTCCTGCCCTGCCTTCCGCAGAGAGTGCAACAAACCCTTTTACTTCCATGATTAATAATACGCTCCGTTCTACAAACAATGCAATGAACAAGGGTATGAACATTGGGAGTTTAATTAGAACACCTGGAAATAATCGTGTCTAGTAAGTAGAAGATTGGAATGAAGAAGTCATCTCGTCATGGAAGAAGTACTCGTCGTCACGCAGGGACAAAGAAACGTGGACATAAGATTCTTGAAATTCCAGAATTACGAAAGGGGATGCATCATATTACATCCTATGGGCAAAAACTCGTGTCTGGGAATTTTAAAAGTGTAAAGGTGGCAGCGGCGGCCTTTGCTGCAGAATGGAAGCGCACCTTTGGAAAAACATTAAGCTTTAAGGCAGCCGAACAGTATATTCGCCACATTATGGGAACAAAAGGAAAGACACGAAAACAGCGTGGTGGTATGGCACCCATTGGCTACTCGATGGGACCAGGGGGTCAGCAACCCTATGGTGTTTTCCAGAATTATATTTCAGGCGGATTTCAAACTCCGGAACCTGGAATGCGATCTTCCTGTGGAATGGAACGTGGAGATATTCCACCACCTTCAATGGGAAGTAATAAGGTGGGTGGGGGACTTTTAGGAGATATTGCGCAGTCCATTGGAAATGCAGTGCCATCGAGTCTTTCTGCGATTGGAATGCGTCCATTTGCTTCTGAAAATCCAGTACCTGTCACACGCGACCTTATGACTACATGGAAAGGTCAGGGCATTACCAGTCCCGGTCCAAACTCCTATGATATAGCATATCAATATCGTAGTCCATCCGCCAGTTCGGCAGTTCCTACAGTACAGGTGATCAATCGTGTCCTTGGAAATGATATTTCTCGGTAAAAAAATCAAAATATACATATTTTTCATTGTACAACAAAAGAATGAAAAATGCGTATAAAGATCTAAGAATTATACATATATAAAATAGGTCTAATGAATCAAGGCGAAGAAAATGCAGGGGTTCAATGGTCAGGGGCCGTTGCACGAAAACTTGCACAAGAAATGATTCATACATATTTTACAACACAGTATAATCCTCTTACAAAGCACCATTTGGAGAGTTACAATCAGTTTTTAAAGCACGACTTGCCGTCAATGCTAACATCTTCGAATCCAAAGATCCTTCTAAAAACTCCCATAAAAACCCCATCCGGAGCAGAATTATTCCAGCATAAGATTGAAATTTATATGGGAGGAAAAGATGGAAAGAAGATTTATATTGGAAAACCAACCATTAGTCTTCAAAATGGAGAGGATGTCCGCGCCCTTCTTCCAAATGAAGCTCGTCTGCGAAATATGACCTATGAAGTGAATATTGAAATTGATATTGAGATTGATGTGACGTATACAAGAGATGCGATTTCTCCGCCGGTCGTCCAAAGCACAACATATGAAAAGGTGAATTTATGTAAGCTTCCGCTTATGCTTCACAGTGAATATTGTCATTTATATAAAAAACCAGAAACCTTGCTTACAGAAATGGGAGAATGTAGTCAGGATCAAGGTGGATATTTTATTGTGGAAGGGGCTGAAAAAGTATTAATTACACGTCAGCAAGGGGCATTTAACACGCTCTATATTACAAAACAGGAACGTGATCCAAAAAATTCCCATTATGCCTACATTACAAGTTTAGATCCAAAGACGTTTATTACAAAAAAGGTGAGCTTCTTTTACACGCGTGAAATCTTGAAGCAGATGAAAGGGGCTGGAAAGCAATACAAGTTTTTCCCATCGACCCTAAATGTGAGTATTCCCTATGTCCGTAAGGAAATTCCTGTCTTTCTCTTATTCCGTGCTCTGGGAGTTCAGAGTGATAAGGACATTATGGAGCTAATTTTTCCAGATATGGAGAGTCCAGAAGCAAAGTTTCTTGCCGATTTATTGATTCCCAGTATTGGCGCGGCGTACCCTTTCTTAGACACATATTCCGCAATTCAGTATATTAAGAGCCTTACAAAGGGTCGAAGTGAATTCCACGTCCTTGATATTATTCACAACCAGCTCTTCCCCCACGTGGAGGACAGTCCCATGAGTCGTGTGACCTTTTTAGCCGACTGCGTACGTTCCATCTTACGAGTCATTAAGGGAATTGACCAGCCAACCGACAAGGATGATACACGAAATCAGCGTCTCTTAACCAGTGGTTTCCTTGTACAACAGCTTTTCCAAAACGCCTATAAGAAATTTGATAAGGGGGTGGATTTGGCAATTGATGAGGAATACAATAAACATCAGGAAACCTATAGTGGGGCAGGATTTATCAACCTTTTTTCACCAGGAAATGTAAATAATATTTTCAAGACACATATTTTGGATGAAATCGTAATGCGTGGATTCAAGGGGAAATGGTTGATGGCATCTGGAGATGAAGAGGTGGGTATTTTACAGGCCATGAGTCGTTTATCGTATCTGGATTTTATGAGTCATTGTCGCCGAGTTGTGTTGGACTTTGATACAAGTCTGAAACTTACAGGCCCGCGTTTGCTCAAAACCACCCAGTATGGATATTTCTGTACAAGTGAGACACCCACAGGGAGTCATATTGGCCTTACCAAGAATTTATCGATTTCGACGGCTGCAAGCTTGGGACTTGCCCCAGAACCCATCATTCGTTGGTTACAAGGGCGGTGTGGAGTGTATCCATGTGAAGATATGACTCCCTCTTATTCGACCCAAATGGTCCCTGTATATTTGAACGGAGGGATTGTGGGATATACGGATGATCCCAAGAAATTAAATATGGCCCTCAAACTCTGTAAGCGGACAGCATTCTTACCCCCTTTTACGAGTGTGGCGTTTAGTATTCGTCAGCGACGTATTACAATTTATACGGACGCAGGTCGTCCAACTCGTCCATTAATTATCTGCCACGAAGGCCGTTTGCCTGCCATTGATTTATTCCGAGGAAAACAATGGACACAATTGGTGGTAGGATCGCACCCAGCTCGTAATGGGATTGGAATCAATGAAAATATATTTGTGGATCCATTTGAAGGAAAGAACGTTCCTTCAGGGCAGGCATATCTGGATGCCCTTATTGAAGAATTACGCCCCCATTCTGGAATTGTGGAATATTTGGACCCCTATGAACAAAATGAGGCCCTGTTGGCAAATTTCCCAGAAGACATTCTACTTCAAACAACGCACATGGAGGTCCATCCTTCTATGATTCTGGGTCTTTTAGGGTGTATGATTCCTTTCCCCAATCACAATCAGAGTCCTCGTAATCAGCTCTCGGCAAGTCAGAGTAAGCAAGGTCTTTCGATCTATGCGACCAACTGGCGAAGTCGATATGATAATAATACTCACGTATTATGCTACGGTGAGGCCCCATTAACACGCACCCTTTATCAAGATTATATTGGGAGTGGGATTATGAGTTATGGACACAATGCGATTCTGGCGATGGGTATTTTTACAGGCTATAATCAAGAAGATGGGATTGTCATGAATAAGGACTCTTTCCAACGAGGGATGTATCGTAACTTGACCTACCGTTCCTATGAAACCTTTGAAGATGACGATATGAAGGCAGGTACAAAGACACGTATTGGAAATCCCAAATATATTCCAGAATGGATGGAATTAAATCCGGCCCTGGATTATACAAAGTTGGACGAAAATGGTGTTGTACGAATTGGGGAATACGTTGATGAAAATACGGTCATTGTTGGCAAGTATCTCCAAGTCTGGAAAACCGGAAAAATGCGCGATGCCTCACTGACTCCCCAGGTATGGACACATGGTCGTGTTGAGGATGTTGTTATTTTAGTGAATAATCTGGGCCTTCGTACTATTAAGATTCGAGTCGTCCAAGATCGTACTCCAGAATTGGGGGATAAGTTTTGTCTGACCGCAGATCATGAAGTCTTAACGCTGAATCACGGATGGCTTCCAATTGCCCAAGTCACAAAGGATGAACCAGTCGCGCAACGTGACTCGAGTGGATTCTTATATTACGAGAAACCCTATAATGTAGTCAAGTTTCCAAATGACGGCAAGGGGAATCTTACTACGATTGTATCCGCAGACAGTACATCGGATCTTTCCCTAAAGGTCACAGATGACCACCGTCTTTGGATGCGTTATACTTCTCGCGAGCCCTACTCATTTATTCAGACAAAAGATATTTCAAAAGGGATGTTTTATATGGAGGATGAGAAGAATCAGGAAGTTTCATGTAAGATTGGCTATATTGAAATTCTGAATGAAGCAACATATTGTCTTCAGACAACCAGTCAGACATTCTATGTACGTCGCAAGGGGACTACACAAGGAATCTGGACAGGGAATTCAAATCGCCACGGTCAGAAGGGCACTCTTGGGATGGCGTTCCCAGCCTGTGATCTCCCACGTACCAAGGAGGGGATTGTACCAGACATGATGATGAATCCGCACGCGATCCCCTCACGTATGACAATGGGGCAAATCTTGGAAATGATTACAGGAAAGGTGGCTGCGCAAGTGGGCGCGGTAGGAAATGGGACCGCGTTTATGAATGAAGGAAGTCCCCATGAAGAACTTGGAAAAGTCTTAGAAGAGTATGGTTTCCAGAAATATGGTAATGAGATTCTGTATGATGGTCAAACGGGTCAGCAGATTCCAGCCGATATTTATATGGGACCCGTCTATGGGATGCGTCTAAAGCATATGACAGAAGATAAGTGGAATGCGCGCGGCCAGGGTCGTAAGGAACAGCGCACGCATCAGCCGACCGGCGGTCGTGGAAATCAGGGAGGTCTGAAGATTGGTGAAATGGAACGTGATGCGATTTTAGGGCACGCCATTTCATCCTTTATTCGCGAATCTATGATGGAACGCAGTGATGGTACAGAGTTTATTGTGTGTAATGGTTGTGGTACAATTCCAATCTATAACACAAAGCAAGATCTGTATATATGTTCTTTATGTGATGGCCCCATTGAATATTCTGGAAATCATGCGAGTAATTTTGAGCCGATCCCTCCAGTGAAGCGCAGTATTACCAGTTTCAGTAAAGTGGAGATGCCGTATGCGACAAAGTTGTTTTTCCAAGAACTCAATACGTATTTGAATATGGGCATTCGTATCTTAACTTCAAAGGATACAACCCATTTACGATCTGCGCAAATGTTAAAGGATATGGATGAAGATGGTGAGGCCGTCCAAGTATTGCCAGAAAGAGTCTTACCAGAAGCGGTGGAACCAAAGATGGTTCAAAATGTCCCAGTGGTTCGTAATATGACCACACCACTTCCCCAAGCAACGGAAGTACCTCCCCAGATACCAGAAATGGATGGCATTGAACGATCTATGGGGAATATTCCACGTGGAGAAAACATGGCTGGCGAACGGTTGGCCACAAATCCGATTATTCCAAGTGGAAATGCCCCTCCAGCAAGTATTGTAACTGCGGAAGATGGTACAAAGGTAATTAGTGTGGATGTATCGAATGAGGCAATGCGAAATGACGGTCTTCCAGGAGATGGTACAACTGGTATGCCACCCCTTTCAGGACCCGATGGATTGGTAACACCGGTACCAACTCCAATGAATGCAACCATTCCAGCCCCAGAGGGAATGGCACCACCCCCTCCACCTTCAGGGCAGCAAGGAGGGGATATCTATGAAGGAAAGGGGGAGTATAGTGGTGATGCTCTGAAGGACGCAATGGAACTCCATAATAATTCCTACGCGACTCCACCTCCAACTTCACCATCCTCTTTACCAGAAGGGCCAGAAGATGAAGGAAAAACAAGTAACCAAGGACCGATCCGTGTCATTAAAATCGGTTAAACAAATGAGCCTAAAGGTTGTATCATAAAATTGATGTAGATTATTCCCACTCGATTAGTAGATAAAATGGCGGAAATTCAATCACAGTCATTCCAGGACATGTTTATACGTTCAAGAAAAACAATTCTTGAAATATTGACATTGCGAGGCTATGATGTAACGCCATACAGTAAGATGGGTCCAGAAGAACTCGCAAAGTTATGTAGCGCGGTTGTACTTCATACCAATCCCGATGCTCTTGAAATTAATGTAAAACATCGTGAAAATCCAGAAAAGTCATGTCTTGTAAAGTACAGTTATAATCGAGTCAAGAATGACCTGGAGAAGGTTGTCAAGAAGCTTCTTGAAAATGAGGAAGAGCCAGAGAAGGTCATCAACCCAGAATTTACGGAGGTGATTTATATTGTTTTGGAGCCCATGGCGGATAACTTCCATGCGAGTGCCCTGAAGGCATGGTATAAGAACAAGCTTCGGATCCAGTATTATTGGATTCCAAGTCTGGTGAATAATCCCATGAATCATGTACTCCAGCCGAAATTTGAGATTGTCCCACAAGAACAACATAAAGATCTTATGAAGGAAAAGTATGTCACTTCCAAGTCACAATTTCCAGCGATTCGATTTCACGTAGATATGATGGCACGTATTCTCGGCCTTGTTCCTGGGGATATTGTAAAGATTACACGCCCCTCGTATTCTTCCGGTACGTATGAATTATACCGAGTTTGTACTCCATAAATAGGGAAATGTCAACCTGGACAGAAAAAAAATCAGAATTTCAAGGGAGATATAATCAGATAACAACTTCCTGGAATCAAGTGGAAACCAGTAAACAAAATATTCAGGCAATGTTTGAAAGGGCCATAAAAAAGGGTGCGAAATTAACATCGGATGAAATGAATAATCTTCAAAATGGTTTACGTCAAATTTTTGATACATTAAAGAATCATGAAGCCTTGGTTCGTGATGTAAATTCATTTGTACAATCGAATTTAATTAATTCTGTTACCTCAAATACCACAAATGTAAGTTCAATTCATAATGAAATAAGTACATTAAAAGATAAAATTGAGACTACAAAAAGTGATTATGAGACCGCTGTTTCCCGACGTCAGTCGGTAGAAGAACCACGAAAGAACTTGAGTAATTATCAAGGATTTTCAGGTCTCATTGCTTTTGATCGTCCCTTGAAAAAGTATTCCGTTGCTATATTGCTTGGTTTTGGGGTTTTTATGATTCTTGTGGGAACTCTTATGTTACGAGACATTTTTACATCAAGTCCGGCAAGTTCGAATATTTATAATATCGGATTGAATACAAATTTTGGTGAAAGTCAAGAAATCTTTAGTATGGCAAATATTGCGACCATGATTGGAGGAATGATTTTCTTTTTTGCTGTGATGGGTATTTTCGCATACACCGGATATTTTGGAAAAAGATTATAAGCATCATATAGGAAACAACAATGAGTTGTCAAGGAAAAGGTGATCTGCTTGATAATGAAAGACAATCGTATGGTGCGAATGCCGGTGGTACCGTAACAATTACGGAATACTCCAATGGGATTGTATCAAGAATTGGTGTTCCAGGTTCTACGGATATGAATATAGCAACCGGTATTATTAATGATACATGGCTCGCAACTGCCTTTACGACCTTATCTACTGGACCAAATGCAATGTTACCTGTTGCACTTTCTTCTTCAGAATATACAAGCATTCAGGATAGTCAGATGCAGGATCCTGCGGCGTCCCAGGGTTCAAATACAGCAGTCACCAATTTTGTGAATAAGGAAAATACCTTCCGAACAGGTCTTCTTGAAGAATATTGTTATTATCAGAAGCGGTATTTCTTTGTATTAGATCTGTTTTTAGCAGAACTATCGACGGTACAGGGTCAAAATGCGACAGCAAAGATTAACGCCCTGCGTACCGGTGCCACAAATTTGAATAAGCGCCTGAATACCCTCATTCAGGTGAGTAATTTTGTGGCCTCAAAGCGTTATGCGGAAGCCAAGAATGCTGGTATTACCATTAACAGTGAAAATGCCCAATTACAGAGTTATCGCAGTAAGCTTCAGGCGCAAGCGGATATTCTTACAAAAGAAAGTAATAATGCGGATCTATACAAACGTATGGTCGAATATACAACAGAAAAGAATAAGGCAAATACAAATCTTCTCACATTATATGCCGGTCTGAATATTATTGCGCTTGCGATTATTATTAAATTGGCACGTGATTAAGAACAAACTATACAATTATCATAACAAAATATGCGCTATTTTCTTATGATCAAACGAGAACTATAAAAAGTTTCCAACAAGAGTAGAAGGTTTTCGCCATGAAAGAACAGTATCTTGATTTAAATTCCGCAGAATCACAGATTACGCAGGCAAGTGATATTTTCCTTGTGAATGCCCTTTCAAAACTCAAGGAAGATGTCCCTGCCCTCAATGCATATACCGCTGCTACAAAAGATCAGTTATATGGAAAGGTCGTCCAAGAACATTCCGACACCTTTACCAAAAACTACAATGATCTTACCAATGCGTCCAATACAAACAAAAATGTAATGTATTACTATATTCGTAATAAGGATTTGAATAAAATTCAAGGGTCAATTGCCTCGCGTGCTGAATCGGATGCCATGGCCGCCCAACATGATAGTCACTTGGCAAAGCGTCAATTTGAAATCAATGAATGGACCAACGGAAATAAGCTCGATACCCTGTTTGTATTTCAACTGATTTTCATTGGCCTTCTGATTTCTGCCCCACTCCTCTATCTAAAACGTACTGGGGTCCTTCCATCCAGTATTTTTTATGCGGTGGTTCTTCTTATTTTCCTTGCCATCTTATTCACCATTGTGATTCGTGCGCAATATACTCTCAAGTCACGTGATCAGCGATTCTGGCACAAACGCCGTTTCCCTGGCCCCCCTGTTGCGCCCCCGGGTTCGTGCCCATCTGCTTCTGATATTCTTGGTGGCATTCAAGGATTATCCGATGATGTGCTTGCAAAGGCAAGAGAATCAGGTT